TGTCGGGGGTGTGACACTGTGACACCCTGTTTTTACTTATACTCTAGTACTTTTTAATATTGAAGGTGTGACAGTGTGACACTTGTATATAAACACCTATTATTATTAACCTTTCATCGTCACACCTCTACCTGTGACACCCGTATAACTTGACACATTAGTGACAAAGGACTATTTTGATAATTAGGAAGGAGTTCAAGCGTGTCAAAAACAATCTCAATAGACGAATTAATTGCCGATCCAAATAATGCCAGGAAGCACTCGGCTGAGAACATCAAAGCAATAGAAAAATCGCTAAAGCAGTTCGGCGCGGCCCGGTCACTTTTCGTGGATAAGGATGGAGTCGTGCGAGCTGGAAACGGAACACTGGAGGCCGCTAAAAAAGCCGGGTTCAAAGATGTCAAAATTGTTGACACCGATGCAAATACTTTGGTGGCAGTTCGCAGAAAAGATTTAGATGCGACGGAAGCAATGTCTTATGCAATCGCTGATAACAAATCCGCTGAACTTGCTGAATGGGACGAAACGGTTTTGGCAGAAGCAATTGAGCAACTTGTTAATAATTCTGATTTGGAATCTATTGAAGCAATGGGATTTAGCGAAACCGAATTGAAAAAGATTATTGAGCACACAAATGTTCCTGACGATGTTGGCAGGGAGTATGACGAATCGATTGCAGACGATATTGAGATGTGCAAGTGTCCCAAATGTGAATTCGAGTTTCCCAAATGAATTTCACAGTTGTCAGTACCTTTAGTGGATGTGGCGGATCGTCTTTGGGTTACAAGCTTGCTGGTGGCAGAATTTTGTTGGTTTGTGAGTGGGACGACAATGCTGTTGAAGTGTATAAGCTCAATCATCCTGACACAAATGTTTACCATGGTGATATTAATGATCTGTCTGTTTCGAATGTTTTAGAGACAATCGGATTGCAACCGGGTGAATTAGATATTCTGGACGGTTCGCCGCCGTGTCAGGGATTTTCAATTTCTGGGAAAAGAGATTTTACAGATAATAGAAATCAATTGTTTAAGGAATATGTTCGGCTTCTGCAGGGATTACAGCCAAAAGCATTTGTGATGGAGAATGTTTCTGGTATGGTCAAAGGTAAAATGAAAATCATTTTCGTTCAGTGCTTAAAAGAATTGAAGGCTTGTGGATATGAAGTCAGTGCAAGAATATTGAATACGAAATATTACAATGTTCCGCAGTCACGGCCACGATTGATTTTTATTGGTATTCGTAAGGATTTAGAAATTAAACCTTCACATCCAAAGCCACAGACAAAACCGATTCTGTTGAAAGAGGCGTTAAAGGATTTGAAAGAGTTAGGTGATTGTAAACCATTAAGCACAGTTGATGAAGAGCATTATTTTGAAACTAAGTTAGGACAAGCTCATTATGAACATTTTGGTTTTTATCGTTGTAGTTGGTATAGGATACCACCAACAGTTTTAAAGACCATTGCTTCTGGTCATTTTCATCCTGACGAACCGAGGCGCTTGTCTGTAAATGAAACTAAAAGAGTGTTTTCGTATCCAGATGATTATCAATTTATAGGTACATATAAACAAGTGATCGCACGAATGGGAAACAGTGTTCCGCCAAACTTTATGAAAGCGATTGCTGAACATATTGTTGGATTGTTGCAGGGAAAGTAAACAAATGTTACATTTAAGATGATGTCAGATAAAAGAATATTACCTTTCACTTGCGCAACCGACCGTGAAACATATGATCGGCAACCTGGTGAACCCCTTAAGTCATGGATAGCCTTTGTAGTTTATCGTGACATGGGATATGACCGAACGCTTCGCAAGTCCGCTGATTTCGAACGGAAAAGAGACGGCTCGCTTGCAAAGCTTGACACAGTTGCACGCAAATACGAGAAGTGGTCGGTTCGTTGGAACTGGGCAGAACGTGTCGCAGACTGGGATCGCGCACTCGATAAACAACGCCGCCGCAAGATGCTCGAAGGTGTGTCACGTATGCGAGATCGGCATATGAACCTTGCGAAGTCGATGCAAGCTCTTGGTGCGGGAGCTTTGACACGTTGGTTAACCAGATTAAAAAAGGCGTCGGAAGAGGGCACACCTATTGCACCTAAAGATGTTCGCAAACTTATAGAGACCGGTATGAAGCTCGAACGTATGAGTCGCGGCGAACCTGAAACAGTTATAGAAGAAAGACATCAGATCACAGCGGCCGATCAGCGCGAAGCGCTTGCACCGCTGCTCGAAGATGACGAAGCGATGGATGCGGTCAATTTACTCTTAGGGAAAATGAATCCAAATGAGGGCAGCTCAGTCTCGTAGTACACTTGGTGATTCTACGTGGCGAATGACAGTACCCACGTATGCTAACCATTTGAGCAAGGGCGGCTGGATTCCATACACCTGGCTTTCGTTTGTGCTCATGTACATCCAAAATAAAATAGTAAAGGGGAACGCTCGTATCATCGTGAACGCTCCGCCGCGACACGGCAAGTCGCAGGGAATAGCTCACTGGCTCCCTGCCTGGTACTTAGACTGGCGTCCCTGGGATAATGTGATCTTATCTAGCTACTCCGATAAAGTAGCTGCCAAGTGGGGTCTGGCGGTGCGTGACGAGTTTATGCTTAACCCTGAGACGTGGACAAGGGTCAGGCGTGACAAGTCGTCGGTGTCGAACTGGCAGACTCACGAGGGCGGCGGTATGAGGTCGGCAGGGGTCGGTGGGTCACTCACTAGTCTAGGGGGACAGTTGTTAATTCTGGACGACCCACATAAGGACTGGGCCGAAGCGATGTCACCCACTACAAGAGAGAGCACAATCGATTGGTTCAAGGGAACTTTTTTTACGCGCTTGGAACCAGGTGGATCGGTTATCATAGATCAGACTCGCTGGCATGAAATGGATATATCGGGCTGGCTGATGGCTGAACATGGGGACGATTGGGAAGTCATTTCACTACCTGCGCTTGCAGAGCCAAATGATTTGTTAGGCAGGACCGAGGGTGCGGCGCTGTGTGCCGAGCGGTTTGACACAGATGCTCTCCTTCAAATAAAAAAGACGTTGGGCTCACACATGTTCGCAGGTCTTTATCAACAGCGTCCGGCACCGCTGGAAGGTAATATGGTCAAGCGTGATTGGTTCAAACGTTTCGACACTATGCCGGAACAGTTCGAAGAGATGATTCAGAGTTGGGATTTGACTTTTGGCAAGACGGGGAATAGTTTGGTATGTGGTCAAGTCTGGGGCCGTATTGGATCTAATATGTACATTGTAGATAAGATTGAAGAAAATTTAAACTTCCCTGAGACTCTAAAGAAAATAGAAGTGTTCAGTCACAAATGGCCCAAGGCAATTACTAAGGTAATAGAAGACAAGGCGAATGGCCGAGCGGTCATCGATACACTCTGTGACACAGTACCGGGGCTCGTCCCCTATCAACCTAAAGGAAGTAAAGAAGCAAGGTTAGCATCTGTGTCAGGACTGATAGAGGCGGGCAATGTGTTTGTACCGACCGAACAGCTCGCATCATGGTCAGAACCTTTCATCGATAATGTCACAGCCTTTCCCAATACTTCAAGAGATGACGCAGTGGATACGATGACACAAGCGCTCGATCATATGTCGGGGAACATTTATAACTTTGATTTTTCATTATCAAAAGCGGGCACACGTTCGAGCCCCTGGGATTTTAATGCAAACGCGTAAAGAGATGCAAGAAATAAAAGGAGTACAGATATGCCAGAAGCAAAACTGGACACTTCGGTAATAGGTAGTTCAGGTCTAAAGAAAGATGCGGGAGTTATTAACGAAGAGTTTCACCCTAAGCTTAAAGGCGAGTTCGGTCCCAAGCTCTATCGTGAGATGTCGGACAATAGCTCTGTCATCGGTTCGATTGCGTTTGTTATAGAAGCACTAGTGCGCCAGGTTGAGTGGCGGGTCGAGCCCGCAGACGCCACTTCCGAAGCGTTAGAGCAGGCAGAGTTCGTTGAATCATGTTTGATTGACATGGATGTTACCTTCGAAGACTTCATGTCCGAAGTGCTTTCATTCCTGCCCTATGGCTGGTCGTATTTCGAAAAGGTATTCAAGCTGCGTAAGGGACCTAATGATGACAAGACGATTAATAGTCGTTTCGAAGATGGCAAAATCGGCTGGCGCAATCTAGCTCTGCGAGCACAGGACACTCTCGAACGGTGGGAGTTCGATACGGATGACGAGCTGCTAGGTATGAAGCAGACACATGGAGATGGTGAAGCTGTGTTAGTACCTATTGATAAATCGATTCTGTTCAGAACTAAGATAACAAAGAACAATCCCGAGGGCCGCAGTATATATAGAAATGCGGTGGTCGATTATTTCTTTCTAAAGCGCATAGGTGAAATAGAAGCAATAGGGATCGAACGTGACATGACCGGATTGATAACGATGCAGGTCCCTATCGCTCTGCTACATCCAGATGCTTCCGGTAAAACCAAAGCTCTCAGAGCTGCGTTCGAAACAATGCTTAGTGAGTTGAAGCGCGACCAGCGTGAGTTTGCAATGGTTCCATCTGAGATAGATACGAATGGCAAGCCAACGGGATACAAATTAGAGCTATTACATTCAGGTGGCCGCAGGCAGATAGATACCACTGCGGTGAAGCTCTCTTACAAAATAAATATTCTACAATCTGTCCTGGCACAGTTCATTCAGCTCGGCATGGCTAATGTCGGATCGTTCGCTCTCGCTTCGTCACAAACGAACCTCTTTGCAATCGCCATCGGTGCGATATTAGATAGTATCGCTGCTACATTTAATCGATTTGGAATTAATGATCTGATGATGTTGAACGGTATTCGGCAGGACATATGGCCCGAGCTGGTTCACGGTGATTTAGAAACCATATCACTAACGGAGATGGGATCATATGTGACATCGCTTGCCGGTGCGGGAATGTTACCTGCAGGTGACGAAGCTCTGCAGCGTAAGTTCTTAGAGATAGCCAAGCTGCCCATGCCAGCAGAATCCGATGCGGAAGGTGAAGAGGTAGGTGCCGAAGAAGTCGAAGAAGAGGTAGCTAAAAGTAAAGGTGGGCTCAGGTTGAAATATCACAATAAGAGAGTATGTGGATGCCGCTAATACAGGTGTACAAAAGTATCAGGGCATTCAAGGCGCGTAGGCAGAGGCGTCCGGCATGGCAGACCGTACTGCCTAATACTAAAGAGGGCCGGGACGCATACGCCATCGCTACTAAGTACGAGAATAGATTTCGTAATGGATTTTTAAAAGCGATGGCCGAACTTCTGACCCCTGCCATTAAAAAAGATTTCTTGATAGCTTACGAAACGAATTCGGTCGCGACATTGATGGAAGTTCTGCCTTTCTTTACTGAGCACGAGTCGATGCCACCTGATGCTTGGCAGGGATTCATTGACACATTAGAGAACACTTATACTAAGGTTCTGCAAGAGTCAGGTGACGAAGCGACCGAGTTGCTAAATGAGAATTTCGATTTGAATATGAAGTTCACGCTGGATGATTTCGAAGAACCTAATCCGGTTGAAGTATTAAAAGCGGCAGTAGATTTTAAAATTCAGATGGTTCCGGTTAATCCATATTCAATGGACTGGATGCGGAATCGTTCGTTGCAGCTTATTGTAGAAGGTATTTCAAAGCCGCAATTAGAAGTAGTTCAAGATACTTTATCCCAGGGGTTTGACGATGGTGACAGAGCTGAATATATTTATGCCGAGATAGAAGGTAATATCGGATTAACCGAGCGTGAATATACAGCGGTAGAAAATAGAAGACAGCTACATCTGGCTTCGGGTTTAAGTGGAGACAAAGCAAATAGTCTAACAGATGTTTATAAAAAACAATTGTTACATAAGCGGGCCGAACGGATAGCTCGAACGGAAACGATTGCAGCACAAGCGGCAGGTAGACAAGCGGCTTGGCAGTCGGCACAGGACGCAGGGATACTGCCGGAAGTCGAACGAGTATGGATGGCACCGCCGGATGCTTGTTACATCTGTGCTTCATTAGATGGCAAGACGGCTCCACTAGGTGGCGAGTACGAATCGATCAAAGGTCCAATTCAGGGGCCGGTCGCACATCCCCATTGTGAATGTACTGAAGGTTTAAGAAGGAAGGGAACTTAAATGTCAGATTTGACTAAAGAGTTTTTAACTGAGATATGGAGTATTGCAAAACGCGATCTGCCAGGGTGGGTCTATGCAGGTATGCGGGCGGAAGCACGCGGTCGAGCGGGCGGTAAGTTGTCACATAAGGCCCCTAAGCCCAGTGCCTTTGAAAAGATAGCTCTTAGTGCGCTCAATCCAGAAGTGTTATCAAATGTGTCAGATAAATCTTTGCAGAAGATGTGGCAGAGCCTGGATAAATGGTTCGTAGGTGCACAGAAGAAAAAGAAACCAACGGATGGTATTATCAATGCTGCGTTCTGTGTCGCAGACGAAATGAACCGTAAAGAAATATCGTTAGGAAAAAGTTCATTAATAGAAGCTGTATCTAAGAACATTGAACTGGTTCCAACAGCAGGACCGCAGAACGCACCGGTAGCTTTTATAGGTCTGAACCCAAGTCGTTTAGATTTCAGTAATGGTCAAGCGTTATCGGGGAACACAGGTGACATATTCTGTGAAAAGTATTTGAAGCCGCTTGGGTTGAGTCGAACTGAAGTGATGATTACACATTTGTGCCCCAATTATTTAACTCACGAAATCGAGTCTACAGATATACATGAATGGGTGCCCTGGGTCAAAGCAGAGTTGTCACGTTTGAACCCCCAGACGGTAATTGCATTAGGGCATTTGACACATACGTCCCTGGGTAAAAGCGCAGACTTCGTTCTGCCACATCCCGCTACTATTCTGAAATACAAGGATTCCGGTGAAGTTTTAAGAAAAATAAAACAGATCGCGGAAAGGGTTAAAAATGTGTCTGATTGGTACGGGTGGGAAGGGCTTGAGAAGGGTGCGTTCGTATTCGATAACAACACGTTATTGCTGGGCGTGAACGATTTGCGAAAGTCTTTGAATGTAATGGATGCACCTACCGAAGTGGTAGTACACGGTGACGCCGGATCGTATGAAATAGGTAAAGCCAAAGATAATTCTTTTGAGATTAAACTTGACGGCAGTCATTTTTCCGGTAGATACTTAATGAGTAAGCCAACCTATGGCGATTCAACCTGGCTGATTCATAAGTCAGAAAGCCAAGACAAAGGGTTCGGCGATATTTCATTTGCTGATTTTATAAGCAAACAAAAGTTAAAGGGTAACGATTGTGATTTTTCAGTTCCTATTTGTAAAGCAGAGCTTTCAAAGCAGATCGTCTATGGTGTGGTGATGGACCCTTACGGCAAGTACGGCCCAGAGTTTGACGCACATGATGATTGGCTTCCGCCTGCTACAATCGAACAGACCGCACATGAATTCATTCAGAGTAGTAGAGTGATAGGGGTACAGCACGCGATCAAAGCGAACGCGCAGCTGGTCGAATCTTTTATAGAGATGTATCCTACATCTGACGATTACCATAAAGCTTTGCAGAACTTGCCGCATACTGTCACACGCAGACCCTTTGGAGATGACATCATTCATTCCGGGTCTTGGGTAGTAGGTGTTCGGCTCGGTGATGCTGAATGGGCTGCATACGAACGCGGTGAATTGAATGCGTTCAGTCCTGGTGGTTTCGGAGCACGAGTTCCTATCACTAGAGCTATGATGCCCGAAGTCACATTTGTAGACATCGGACCGCAAGAGGCCAGAGCATGAAGGGCGAGCTTGAAGCAATGACCCGTCTGATGGCGGAAGAATTAAGCATAGTAGACGCAGGGGCAAATAAAAAGAAAAGGTTCCCTGTAACAAAATCAAAAACGGAGGAAAAAATGGATGCAGATTTTAAAGCTGTTCTAGAGACGGAAGCAAACGGCGAAACTGAATTGCTAAAGTCTATTGAGAAAGCAAAGCTTTCGAAGAAGGGTACAGCTGCAACAAAAGGTGCGCTTCGAATTCTATCCGCTTATAAGGACGAGTTGCCGGAAGAGGCGTTGAACGCGCTTTCTGCTGCGGCGGGTCTTGTAGCGACAGAGAAGGAAGCCGAGTACGATGTAGAAGGGGTACAAAAGTTTCTTGGAACTTTAACTCCCGAGCAACGTGCAGAACTGGTGGTCGAGAAGAAAAAAGAAGACCCCAAAGAAGGAGCGAATCAGATGCCGGAAGTTTCAGACGAGTTGAAAGCTGTGATGAAAGCTCAAGAAGACCGAATGGAAGCGCTTACAAAGCAGAACGAAGATGTCACAAAAGCTCTCAATAAAGTGAATGACGAGCGTGAGGTCGAGCAGTGGACTACGAAAGCCAAAGACGAACTTTCCCATTTTCCAGGTCAGTCTTCCGCAGAGCTAGGGCTTATGCTTAAGAAGCTCAACGATGTTGATCCTGAGATGGCAAAAGGGCAGTTCACAAACATGAAGAGTGCAAGTGATGCGATTAAGAAATCGGCATTGCTTTCTACTCAAGGTGGAAGCGGCCCGCAAGATAACTTCGGCGGTGGCGGTGCCAGTGCATGGAGTAAGATCACGAAGATGGCGAATGGTCTGGTAGAGAAATCGGACGATTTGAGTCTCACCAAAGAGAAAGCAATTGACAAGGTTTTGAAAGCACGTCCTGAACTATACACTCAGTACCTTGAAGAGAATGAAGCACAAACCACTGCGAAAGTAAATTAAGAGTGACACGTTTGTCACAGAAAATAAGGAGGGCCAATTATGGCATACGAAGCTAATCTACAAATCCTTCCTGCTCTCGAAGCAGATGGGGATCTTTCAGCCAAGCAGTTTACATTTGTTAATATTAACAGTGTTGGCAAGATAGCTGCAAATGGTTCTGCCGGATTTCCGAGCGTAGGCGTGTTGCAAGACAAGCCTGTTAGCACGGGTCTGGTACAAAAAGCATGTATTGCTCCAACGTATCTCATGGCTGCGGCTGATACACTTGTTCTCGATGTGAACAATGTTGGTAATGCCACATGCACCTGGGACGCTGCGGCGGCGACCATTACGGACACGACTACTTACGCAGTCGCTGACCAGGACACCTTGACTTGTATTGTTACGCTTACGGGCGGACCTTACGATGGTGTGGCACAGACGGTCCTTTTCAATGCTGCAACTACTACGGCACTACTTGTTGCTTCAGGAATTAACGCGCAAGTTGTTGGCTGTTCTGCAGACGGAACTTCCGGTCAAGTTGTTATCACGCATGATGACAAGGGTTCAGGAATGGACATCGCGGTCGGTGCCGGAACTGGTGCTTTGACTTGGGCCGCAAGTGCGGTTGGAACTGGTGATGCGGCAAATATACGAGCCGTTACCGCTGCGGAAATCAAAACGATTATTGAACTCGATTCGACTGCGGATGTGAATATTGATACTGGCACACCGGTTATCTCTGCATCAACTGAGTTGGAATTTGTTTCGGGCAATGCTCTCGCAATCCTCGGTTTGATTGCAGAAGTTCTGCTTCCAAACGAGAATGCGAAACCGGGTTCGGTTGCTTATGGCGGTGTAACAAAGGTTAAAGCAGGAGCAGCTGTGACACCGGACGACAAGATCATGAGCGATGCAAACGGTGCGGGGATTCCCGTCACAAGTGGTAACTTTTTTAGGGGTCAGGCGCTAACAGGTGCAGCGTCAGGCGAATTATTCTCTATGTCACTCGCACCCACTGGCTATCTGCCGTAAAAGGAGAATGAAAGATGCCTCAACCTACACCAAGTGACGTCCATATCAATGCGCCGTTGACGAACATTTCGATTGCGTATTTACAGGACCAAAACGAATTCATATCGGACAAAGTGTTCCCGAATCTTCCGGTAGCAAAGCAGTCCGATTCATATTTCACCTATGACAAGAAACAATGGTTTCGTACCGATGCGCAGCCACGTGGATTGTCTCAAGAGTCCGCTGGTAGTGGATACACGCTGGGCAGTGAAAGTTATAATTGTGAAGTCAAAGCGCTTCACAAGGACATCGACGACCAGCTAAGAGCGAACACAGATGCACCCCTTAATATGGATAGGGATGCGACTGAGTTTGTTACTCGCGGAATGTTGCTGCGGCGTGAAAAAGATTGGGCCACAAGATATTTCAAAACCGGTCTGTGGACTGGTACAACTACTGGAACAGATATTGTACCTGGCGTTCTGTGGGATGTCGCTGGTTCTGTTCCTATCAAGGACACCAGAGCGCAGATAACTGAGATGAAGAAGTTGACCGGATTTAAACCCAATACATGGGTACTGGGCGAAGAGGTTTGGGGTGTTTTGCAAGACAATGCGGATTTCCTGGATCGAATTTCGGTGACACAGCGCAAGATGGTAAACACAGATCTGCTGGCTTCTGTGCTAGGGATCGATCGTGTCATGATCGCCGGTGCGGTAGAAGACACCGCTGGTGAAGGTGCTGCGGCTTCTATGGATTTCGTGTTTGGCAAAAACTGTCTGCTCTGTTACTCGGCTCCGCGTCCGTCACTTCTGCTCCCCACTGCCGGATACACTTTTTCATGGTCCGGATACCTGGGTGCCGGTGGAAATGGAACCAGGGTTTCACGGTTTCGTATTCCGCAGATTAAAAGCGACAGGGTAGAAGGCGAAACGGCTTATGACCAGAAGGTTGTAGCCACTGACATGGGTGCGTTCTTTAACGGCGTTATTTCTTAAGTTATGGGATGGTTTTGTAAAAAGGCCATGAAGGTCAATAGGAATGGTCAGAACGTGCAGCTGGCACCGGGCGATCCGGTGCCGGAAGCTGCAACTTGGCCGAATTGCGCTGCTCATGAGCGCCAGGGTTTTATTGAAGAGAAGGATGAATCTGACACACTTGTACCTGAAGTTGTATCTGAAGTTGCACCTGAAGTTGCACCTGAGATTATATCCGAACCTGAAGTTCCATTTGCTCTTGTAGAAAAAGTTGAAGTCAAAAAAGAAATTCCCGAGATGAAACCATTTAGGTTTTCCAAGGCTGACACAATAGAACCCAAATCTAAACCCAAACCCAAGCCAAAGAAAAAACCCAAGTCAAAGAAAAAACTTCCGGCAAAGCGGAGTTTTAGGTGACATGGTCATATTCAGGCAATCCGGCTTCAAGTGATAAAGATGAAGTCAGGTTTTTAACGGGTGACACCTGCGAAAAAGAAGGTCTCATTCTAGACGAAGAGATCAACTATGCCGTTGCAAATCAGTCGTCAAACATCCTAGCTGCCGCCCTTGTTCTGCGTTCGTTAGCTGCCAGGTATAGTCGTGTCGGTACTGTTAGTGTGGGAGATGTGTACAAAAGTGGCGACACAATAGCAACTAAATATTCAGCGCGTGCTGACGAATTAGATCCATATAAACTTACTATTGCAGCCGCTTCACTTGTTATGCCTAGTTTCGGTGGTGATAGAGACCAATCGTTTACAGTTGGCATGAATGATATTGAAGGTGGTCCTTCGGACGCAGACAGGTCATAGCCATGGCCAAGAATTTCATAGTAAAAGATCGCGGTTGGAAGCGAATATTTCAAAATGCAGTATTAAAAGGCAAAGATGGTGAAGCCACTTCTGTCGGTGTGCAGGGATCTGAAGCAGCTACTATAGATCCTAATCATGGTGCAAGAACCAATGCGGAATTAGCTTTATTTCATGAGTTCGGAGGTAGTGCAGGACTGCTTAAGGGAAAGAAAAATCCGCCCGAGCGTTCGTTTATGCGTTCAACTTTCGATGAAAATTTACCTAAATATGATCAAGAGATGACACTTATCAGCGCTCGTTTTTTTGATGATGAAAATATTGAAGGGTTACTTTTGTTACTTGGTGAGCAATACCGAATGGACATTATAAATAAAGTCAAGAGTGGTCTTTCGCCTGAATTAAAAGAAGCGACTAAAAGAGGTCGAGCAGGTGGGGGCGGATTTAGCTCTGTTCCGTTATGGGCAACAGGACAGCTTGTGAATTCACTTTCGGCAGAGTATGTTAAGCATCCAGGGGTTAAAAGAGGTATTCAGTGATCGATCTTTTTGACATAGCCACTGTAGTTCCTACCTTTTCTGATCGAAGGGAAATTTTGCGTCAAGTAGGTGGAGGAGCTTATGACGAGCACGGACGGTGGGAAGGTGCCCCCAGAAAAAGTGTTTTTATTGATGCTTCTGTTCAGGTAGCAAAAGAAAAAGACTTGATTAGAGTTGAAGAAGGTAGACGCACCAAAGGTGCTATTAAAATTTATACCGATACTCAATTGCAAATATCTTCAGTCGATAATTCAACACAACCAGATCGCATAGTTCACAAAGGTGACGAATGGGAGCTGGAGAGTGAAGAAGATTGGTCTGAAGATGGCGAGCATTATAAGTATATTGCGATAAAGGCAAATCCGTGACAACTAGTTCACCCATAGATATGCGAGCATTTGAAAATGCTGTTCATACCTGGTTTGTAGCTGCAACAGGGTTACAAGCTATCTGGCGCAAGCAATCTGCTCCGCAACCGAAACGTCCTTATGGTTCGCTTTTGCGAATTGCCGGACCGGTTCAAGCGGCACCGCAATGGGAAGAAAGAAATAACTACGATGCTGCCAGGGCTTTAGGTAAAGAAATAGAAGTGGTCGTCTGTGTCCCTTGCTCGATAACTATTTCTTGTCAGGTATACGTAGGACAACCGGATGCTTCTAATCCTGATGTAGATGCGATGGATTACATTCTTAGAGCAGATGCTTCTTTGTCACAACCGAACCCTTTAGAATTATTGAGGGCATCTGCGGTATCGGTAATAGGGGCAGAAACTCCGCAAGACTTAAGTCAATTGGTAGAAAACGAATTTGATTCGAGAGCAAATTTAGATGTGCGTTTCGGTGCAAGTTTGAACTCGGCGGATTATATAGGATACATAAACAAGGTTGGAATTTCATCACCGGCAATACCTAATGGAATCGGTGTTGACTTTGATGTGACTGGTATTTAAGGAGGAAAAAATATGTCAACTGATTTAGACAGCATTGTAGTCATAACGATTACAAAATCCGCTGCTGCGCCCACTCAAGTCGGGTTTGGAATTCCGCTTGTTATGGCGTATCACACAAACTATGTGGATAAGTATCGAGAGTACACTTCTGTGACAGATATGATTGTAGATGGTTTTTCGTCTACCGATCCTGCGGTTAGGTGTGTTGGCGCTCTGCTTTCACAAAATCCAAAACCTGTCAGGGTAGTGGTAGGTCGGGAAGCGAATACGGAAAAACAAAAGATCGTTGTCACACCTGTAGTTGCTACTCTTAAAAATCTTTGGGACTACACCGTAACAGTCAACGGTCTCGATGCTACATTCACTACGGATGCAACTGCAACAGCTGCAGAAGTTACTGCCGGATTGAAAATTGCAATTGATGCTCTGTCACAAAATGTAGTTGTTACGGATAACACAACGGACATCGATATTGAATCTGTTGCGATTGCGGACCAGTTCAGACTCGAAACTGCCGAGCGCGATATTTTGGTACAAGAGAACACCACGCCGGACGGGGCACCAGGAATTGTTGCAGATATTACGGCGGTTCAATTGCTGAATGACGATTGGTATTCGTTGCACCTTACAAACATCGGCGCTCTGCCGGTGAAAGCTGCGGCGGTTTACATCGAAACTCTTGTCAAAATGATGGGCACGTCCAGCGCGGATGACGAAATTTATGATAGTGGAGTTTCGGACGATCTCGCGTCGGCACTGCAGACGCTCGGCTACGACCGTACTTTCTTAGTGTATAGTCCTAAAGCTCTTACCGAGTATCCGGCCGCAGGCTGGGCCGGTGGGCAACTTCCACAAGATCCTGGCTCGATTACCTGGATGTTCAAAAGTGCATCGGGTGTTTCGACTACTAACATGACTACAACTGAATTGAGCACATTGGAAGATAAGGCTTGTAACGTATATCTCAATAAGCGCGGTTTGCCGATGTTTCAATATGGTGTCGTTTCGTCAGGTGAGTTCATCGATGTGACACGCGGAATCGATTGGACACAGACCAGGATTCAGGAAAGGATTTACGCTTCGCTGATAAATGCGAAGAAAATTCCTTACACCGATACCGGCGCGGGAGTTCTCGAAAACGATATTCGCGGAGTTCTGCAAGAAGGTGTCACAAATGATCTCTATCGTGCAGATCCTGCACCGACTGTTACGGTTCCGAAGGTAGCAGATCAATCTGTAGTAAACAGAGCGGCAAGGTATTTTCCAGGGATTGAATTTACCGCGCAGCTCGCGGGAGCAGTACACAAAACCGGAATTCAAGGTTATGTGAGCGTATAAGGAGGAAACAGAATGACTTTAGGCACATATGATCCCAAACAGGTTGCTACTGTTTTCAGTGGACATCTTATTACTGGATTTGCTCCCGGCACATTTGTGAACGTCGAATACAATGAAGATTCTTTTTCATTAAGTGTCGGTGCGGCTGGTGATGCTTGCCGAGCGAAATCCAATAATAGAAGTGCACGTGTAACAGTGACTTTGATGCAATCGAGTCTTTCCAACACAATACTTTCGGGGTTTCATAACGCCGATGTGAACAGTCCTGCGGGTGATGGAGTTGCACCGATGCTTGTAAAAGATGCGTCGGGTACATCTTTGCACTCTGCAGAAAACGCTTGGATAGTGAAACCAGCGCCGTCCGAGTTCGCACAAGAACCGAGCACAAGAGAGTGGGTATTTGAAACAGATGTAATGATTTCAAATGTAGGAGGAAACTAAATGTCACAACAAGATGGAGTTACGAAGATCATTGGCGAGCATGAATACACTATGTATATGTTGCCGCCGATGTTAAGTAACGATCTCCTGATTGATGTTTTGAAGATGTCCGGGCCATCCATTGGTAAAGGATTAGATGCAATACTGGGTAGTGATAATGTAGATGTATCTAATTTTAATTTGGAAGATCTTGAAATTCCCAAAGATTTTTTTACTGATGTGATAGGTGGATTTCTGCAGAGCTTAGAAAAAGAAGTGTTTAATAATGTTATGAACACTTTTAAAAAGGTCACACTTGTGAAAGATGTAGGACAGCTCGACGGTGCCGGTGTATTCGATGTGCACTTCATGGGCGAACTAGATAAGATGTACAAGTGGGTGGCTTTTGGGATTAGTGTGCAGTGGGGAAAGTCCTTGAGCGCCTTGATAGAAGGCGGAAGCAGTCTAATTCCCCGGCAACAGAACAAGTCAGTGTTGAAATCCCAGAGCACTTGAGTTGGTTGATTTGGCGTTTAGTTGTCAATAATGTGGCGACTCTAAAAGAGATTGAAACATATTATGATCTGGTCGATGTGTTCGATGCCCATGACGCTTTAGATGTTAAAGAGGAGTTAGAACATAAATCGGCCAAGACGCCACCGCAATAAATTGGAGTCTTAATGGTCGTTCGAGAACTAGTTGCCCTGCTCGGAGTTAAAACTGATAGTTCCAGTTTTAAAAAAGCCGATTCACTTTTAACTAAAGCTAAAAGAAAAGTTGTTGAATTCGCGGGCTCGGTGTTCGGTCTCTGGGCTGCGTTTGCGGGCGTGCGTAAGATTGTTAATTTTGCAAGTTCGGCAAATGAAACTTTAAATGTTCTCGATGCGGCTTTTGAAGAAAATCAACAAACGGTTTTAGATTGGGCAAAATCTTTTTCGGACGAGGCGGGTCGATCTGAATTTGCAATGCGTGAGATGGCTGCGACATTAGGTGCCGTGCTAAATCCTTTGATGGGTAAAAATGCGTTAGCAGCATCGGAGATGGGTACACGGTTTGCAGAACTTGCGGTGGATTTAGGAAGCTTTTTTGACACAGCTGAACCTGATGTATTGATTGCCTTACGTTCGGCTATTTCTGGTGAAGCTGAACCGATGAAACGGTTCGGAGTTATTTTAACAGAAGCAACTTTAAAAGCTTTTGCACTTAGTCAAGGTATTAATAAAAATATTAAATCTATGTCTATCGCAGAGAAGACTGCACTACGTTACAATTTCATTTTAGATCAAACAGAGAAAGCGCATGGTGACGCAGCGAAGACTTCTGAAGGTTGGGCAAATGCGTCGAAACGATTAAGTGGTACTATTCGTGACATTGCAACCAGGTTCGGTTTGCGATTTCTGCCACTATTAGAAAAGGGAATTGATTCGTTAGGTAATTGGCTCAAAAGTAACGAAGGTGCCATCGATAGTATGGGTCGATTTTTAGAAATACTTTTTAAATTGATTGTGGGTGCCGGAAAGTTTTTAGCTAATTTACCTTTGTTTGCAAAAATCGGTTTAGTTATTTTGATGTTTTTAACTTGGAGCAAAGCGGCTGCGGCATTAGGCAGAGTGCTTTTATTTTTAGCTTCACCGCTTGGTTTGTTTTTGATTTTAGCAGCGCTGATTATTTTAGTAGTTGAAGACTTGATTACCTGGGTCGAAGGCGGGGATTCTGTATTTGGTAAACTGTTTGAAACTCTGGACGAGTTGACTGGACTGCCAATAAGTGAATACATAAAAGATATTATTAAATGGTTTCAAAAGTTAAGTGAAGATCCTGTTGATGCAGTCGCGGATTTAATAGGTGCTTTTCACACCTTTGGTAAAGAGCTTTTAATTTTCTTTGATGAATTATGGGACGATGCTATTGAAGGGTTCATAAGTTATTTTATTGGACCTATTGCTAAAGCATTAAAAGACACATTTGGAATTGTTAAAAATCTTTTTACAGGGAAGACTCGCGACATTCACGGCGGAGAAGATCTAAGAACATCTGAGCAGGATAAGAGAGTGCGTAAAAATGTAGCTAAAGCAGCAGCCGCTTCACGGGCTCTAGGGGCGATGCGAGCAGAAGCGGGTACTGGGCAAAAGGCGACTGCTCCTGCGGGCGCTGGCGGACCTGCTGTGTACGCTCCTGTTAATAATACTAAGATAGAGGTGAAGGCGACTCCTGACATGGACGAAAAGAAGCTCGCGGTTGAGATAGGCAAGGAAGCTGACAAAGTAAATGCTAGGGATCGGCGCAATGCGATGAAGCGAATAATTCCGGCAAAGGCGGCGGCTTCGCCAGGGTAACAAATATGGCATTAACAGAACTCATATTTGGTGAAAAGGTCCGAGCGAAGATTGGTGTCGTTCAGCTTGACGCTTCTATCTCTGAGAACCACGAAGACGAAGCGGATATAACAAACCATCCTATCGAAGACGGCGGCGAAATTACGGATCATATTAGGAAGCTACCGATCACTTTTTCTTTAAATGGCCGTGTAACAAATACACCTTTAGTTTATTTAGCAAGTCAGTTTGCCAAGTCTCCTGTCACAACTGATAATGTAAAAGCTGATGATAGAGTCGCTGCGGCATATGACAAGTTACAAGAAATCCAAAAAACTGGTGAATTAGTAACGGTTGTGACAAGTTTGCGGACCTATGAAAGTATGGCGATTAAAAACATTAGTGTCGTGCGTAATGCTGAGACAGGGAATGTTTTAGATTGCACCTTGGTTATGCAAGAGGTTTTGATTGTAAAAACACTTGTGACAGCTCTGCCAACTCCTGTCACAAAAGCGAACAACAAAGCGAAAGATAAAGGAAAGAAAGATAAGAAACCGGCATCGGAAGATAAAAAAAGTAAATCTATTTTAAGTAAGGGTGTTGATGGGATAGGAAAGTTTTTAGGTTTCTAATGGCTGTTTATATAATACCGATTGCGAACGCATCGACTGACCAGGCATTTTATTTCACTGTTGATTTAGATGGTGAAGATTACCGCTTTGATTTTCAGTACAATGACCGCGAAGGTTTTTGGTATTTTGATATTTTAGATAGCGAAGGAACACATGTGAAAAGCGGGATAAAAGTTGTAAGCAATTTTCCGGTGTTACGACTACTGGCCGAACGAACGCAGCCGCCAGGAATGATTTCGTTTGTTGACACAAGAGAGCTGCCTGCAGATCCTGGTGAAGAGGACTTAGGTGTCAATGTAGAATTGTCTTATATGGACGAAGCGGAATTAGCAACATGAGTGAACTTTACAACAGGGATTTTTCTTTCACGGTTGGAACGGTTTTAATAAAAGCTCGACCAGATAGTTTAAGCGACGAAGCAAAAGAAACTTTACGTTGTCAGTTCGATGTTGAAGGGGATGACAATAGTGCGCCGAATAAAGCTACTTTAAAAGTTTGGAATTTGAATGAGTCACATCGGAAACTTTTACAAAAGAAATGGCCGTTAGTTATTGAAGCGGGATATGTGGACGAGATACAGCAAATTTATACCGGTGACATTTCTTTTATTGATCATCGCATGGAAGGGGTCAATTGGATCTCGACGATAGAATCTGGTGACGGCGAAAAGGCGGTGTCACAAAAGCGCTTTAAAAAGTCCTATGGTGCTAACACTTCGATAAATACATTGTTATCAGATGTGGCAGGTTCACTAGGAATAGGGCTCGGTAACTTAACAAAGAAGCTGGCGGCGGGTGCACTGCGTACCGGGTTCCGTTCTTTTTCTGAAGGTGTAGTTGTTAACGGACAGTCCGCAAAAATTTTAGATAAGTATCTTGCGAGTTCAGGTTATCAGTGGTCGATACAGGACGGACAAATTCAAGTACTGGGGCCGGACGAAACTACGCAAGAACAGGCGATAGTATTAAGCCGCACGTCCGGTTTAATAGGATCGCCGGAAGTCGGTGAAAAAGGGGTAGTCACTGCAAAGTCTCTGCTGCGCGGCGGAATTCGCGGGGGCCGAAAAGTGAAAGTCGAATCGCGTATGGTAGACGGATTTTTCAAGTGTACAAAAGTGGCACATACCGGAGACACTTGGGCGCAGGATTGGTATACTACTATTGAAGGGAAACCGGTAGATGGTTAGAAGATTAGGACAGAGCAGAACGCCAAGTCTGGAAGAATTGTTAGAAGCGGTTGCTTCACAAGAGGTTGCGGAAGCATTTGTTTGTCTGCCAGGTAAAATAGAGAAGTACAATAGTGCCGACCAGGTTGCAGATGTGCGGCCTTTGATAATGCGAGATGTGATAACGATTGAAGGTGAAGTGGAAACGGTAGAGTTGGAAGTTATGCCAAAGGTTCCGGTGCAGTTCCCCAGGGGCGGCGGGTTTTTTATAACCTTTCCACTAAAACCGGGTGACCTTGTGACATTGAAATTCTGTGATCGTTCGATAGATAAATATATGTCGGGTGCCGGAACGGTGCCGATTAATCCGATAGATTTGAGAAGTCATGATATTGCAGATGCGATTTGTGAACCTGGCTGGAATCCGCACTCTAAAAAACTTAGGGATGTGATCAATAGTGACGCGGTTTTTGGAAAAGAAAAAGGTGTACAGATACACATTAAAGACGCCGGTACGGTAGAGATTACTTCGGCGGGTGCAGCTGTGTCAGATGATTTTGTAGCGATGGCGAAAAAGGTAGATGACTTTATAGCCGCTGTACATACTGTATTTAGTTCAGGTTGGGTAGTGCTTCCCAAAGATGGCGGTGCGGCTTTAAAAACTGCTTGGTTAGCGGCGTTCGGAACTCCACCGATAACGGCAACTGTGGCGTCATCGAATTTAAAAGCGGATAATTGAAAGGGAAATTAAATGTCAGTGTTAACAACCAATAGAAGTTACCCGGTTCCGTCGCCGTACACAGATCCGTACTGGGACAATTTTTGGACTTATGCCGAAGCGATTGACCAGGACGTGCAGACCGCTTTCGATGCAATTGGTGCCGCGACGGGGAACACAGATGCCACCTACAATGCTTATGGTGCTGCGGCTGCGATTGTCACAATTGATAACGCGCAAGGACAGGGCGATTTAAGGTGGAAGCCAACAAATGCTTTTTCTTATTGCATAGATTTGGGTGACACAACTGGTACTGCTGACGGGTTTCAGGTGTACGATGGTGCCGCCGAATATTGGCGTTTGACCCGTAAGGCAAACAATGAAATAGATTTAGAAGCACAACTCCGAAATGTTTTTTATACGACCAGCGCAGCGTTCGGCATAACTGCCGCTGGCACTGTCACAATTGATACCGCTGCCGCTCTGACTCTTGGTGGCAGCACGGTTGCGATTGCTGCCGATGGCACAACTGTTTCTTTTGACGATGGGTATCGTGGTGCTTCGACACTTGCGGCGGCGTTAGACTTAGCAAACAATTCTGCTGAATATGACACCTATGTAGTTAACTATGGTCAGGTGTCACTAATAAACGCTTTGAACCAAGCGGTCGGTGGCGGCGGCGGTGGTGTCGATTTAGATGATGGGTATAATAATTTCGGTGCGGTCCCTGCCACAATTGTTGTTGATAACGCGCAGGGTCAGGGCGATGTCACATGGGATCTTACTGGCGATTTTTCTTTTAACATTGATTTAGGTAATGTCACAAATGCTGCCGATGGCTTCCAGGTTTTTGATGGTGTCGGTACTGAATACTGGCGACTCATTCGCAAGGCTGCTAATAAAATCGATTTAGAGACCGCTCTACAAAATGCGGCTTATGCCACATCTGGAACTTTTGATGTCGCTGCCACTGGTGATGTTGTAATCGATTCTGCTATTGGTACAACTATTTCGGGCGCAACTGTGGCGTTGAATTCCGATGGCGGCGACATAACTGCTACACCGGGAGCCGGTGATTATTCGTTTGTTGTTAATATAGTTAATGTCACAAACACTTCCGATGGATTTTCAGTTGTGTGCGGTGCTGATTATTTCAATGTAATTCGAAAGAGTGCGAATCTTGCAGACATTGAAACTGCATTAAGAAATATTGATTTTAATGCAAGTGGGACTTTTGATATTGATTCTACAAGTGTCGCCACAATTGATTCCGATGCCGGTTTGATTTTAGGCGGTGCAACGGTTGCAATTGCCGCCGATGGCACAGTTGTAACTTTTGACGACGGGTATCGCGGAGCTTCAACAAAAGCAGCGGTCTTGGCTTTAACGAATGCGACGGCAGAATGGACAACGTTCGTTGCTAACTATGGTCAGGTGTCACTAATAAATGCTTTGAACCAGGCGGCGGGCGGCGGTGGCGCGGGCGACCTCGATGATGGCTACGATAATTTCGGTGCGGTTCCGGCACTTGTCACAATCGATAACGCACAAGGTCAGGGTGATTTAACTTTCGCGCCGACAGGTGAAATTTCGTTAAATGTTAATCTAGGTGATAACGTAGGCACAGTAGATGGCTTCCAGGTTTTCGATGGCGTTGGTACTGAATACTGGCGACTTATTCGAAAAGCAAATAACGCAATGGATTTGGAAACCGCTCTGCAAAATGCGGCTTATGTCACATCTGGAACTTTTGATATTAATTCTACAGGTGCGGTCGGTATCGATTCCGATGGTGCGGTAGATCTCGCAGGTGCAACCGTAACAATTGAGGCGGACGGTGGAATAGTTCAGGTGAATGTTTCTAATGGGTCGATGATAATTGACGCACCTGCAGCAAGTAATGACGCGGCTTTGACGATACAACAGGCGGACGTCACAAACGCCGTCCCGGCTCTTATCATCGATAAAACTCTTGATGACTTTTTGGGTTTGGAATTCCAATCGGTAGCTAACGCATTTTTATTCGGTGCAAACGATATAGAGACAAGCTATTATCAAACGAATAGTACTGAGGGTGGTCTCGACATGGCCGTTCAGCATGTCGGGAGCGGTGCAGGTGCGGTAAATCTGATATTGGAGGCAGACAATAATTCGACCGGGGATGCAGATGTAACAATCAATGCCGAGACCGGCGCGGGCGACCCGACGATAACTATTATTTCTGGTGATGCGACGGATGCGGTATCTATAGGATTTACAGCGACAAACATCACGGTCGATTTGAATCTTGTCACAACTGACGACCTTGACGGATTTATAATAGACGGCGGCGGAAACCACGGCGGACACCATTGGACCGCTCTCGTCGATACAACTAACGAGTGGATGTATGTCACATCTGAACTTTATAGTTATGAGTTAGCTGCTGGTGTTGGTGGCATAACGCTTTCGGCGAGTGCGGGTAACATTAGTTTAATCGCAACTGACCCAGGTGAAAGCGGTGCGGATATACTTCTCGACGCCGAAGACGACATCGAAATCGATGCGGACGATGCGTTAACATTAGGCGGCGCCACAATTGGTATTACTGCAGATGGTGGCGACATAACCTTTGGTGCGTCCGGTGACATCAATTTGAATCCAACGGGTGTCACAAAAGTTCGCCAGCTTAAGTGGGTTTTCGTTCCAATCCAATGGCCGGAAAATGGCGCAAGTGAACCTGAGTATGTTACGCTACTTGCGGACTTGCCAGGTCAGGTGAGAATTAGAAATTTTGATACTGCCAGCGACGAGCAAGTTACTATTCCATGGCCGGTTGATCCAGATATAGATGCTACCGAAAATGTGATCTTTCGTGTCCAGTGTTGGATCTCAAGTGACGCACCTGCCGGAACTGAAGCGATTGCATTTGAACTCGATGGCTATTCGATAGGTCAAGGTGATTCGTTAAGTGTAAGCGCTTTTCCTGGCACACCTGCAACTTCTACTATTGCGGATATGGTAGGTGCGGGTGTCGATGCTCAATATGATAATTGTTTGACTGCGGCGAGCGGAGCAGTACCTATAACGAATTTAGCTGCGTGGGAAACTGTAATGTTTAATTTAGTAAGGGACACAGGTGTGGCAAATGATTACGGTCACGACATCGGTGTATCTGGAATTTGGCTTGGTTATTACACACTAGGAACTTGATAGAATGTACGGATTAATCCAAGGCATCGAAACACCCATGTATCCTTTTCGGGCGTATGCTTCGCGAAACGGGGTGCATAAATTACCTAGAAATTTAACGGTAAACGGAGTTACTAAAGAACCGGTTTTTCGTTATAAACTAGGGGACGCGGACGCCACGAATTTAGATCCATGGTTAGACGGTGAGGTGCTTTCGAAAATCGCAGGCAATCCAACCTACAACAACGGATCGCCGGGTCAGGGTTGGGCGGATGATTCTTGTCTATTCGATGGTACGACGTATTACACCGCAGCGGGTGCAGTTTTCGCAGATATAACAACTGAAGACATTGCGGCTATAGTTATTGTAAAAACGCCACCAGCCGGAGGGACTGTTGAAAATTTTGTTTCAAAACGGAATGGAGCAAATGAGGGTTATCAGGTACAATTCCATCATACAACTAATACGTTACGGTTTATTATTGAAGATGGAACAACAGCAACGGCCACGGTCGATACCGGTACTCTTTTAAATGAAACATGGTACTGGGGCATGTGTTTTATTAATCGCTCGGAAGGATCGGCCAACGGGGCAAAATGGTATATCAGCGGCATTGTCAGTGGAGCGGGCGATGACTTAAGTGGAATTGCAACTATGACAAACGCTACCAATTTGTCTATAGGTGCCAGTGTGACGGGTGGATCTCCTTATAAAAATAACATCGCTTTTCTTTCGCTATATATACACGACGCTTGGTTTCAGGAAGGCGCGGCCGGTCCTGTCGAGTGGGCACTAATCGCCACGGAACAATTCGCATTATTTCAAGGGTCTTATCCGCAACTTGCCGCCGGGACCGCAACGCCGACGGTTATCACGCGCGACGATCCGGCATATCTGACAAAATACGACAAATCAACCGGATTATTTAAAGAATATTACGTCGGCGAAGAGTGGATCCGCCAGGTCAACGGATATTCAAATAGAGAAATACAGGGCGCTTTAATCGAACCACAAATCACAAACTTATTCGGATATTCAAAAGACTTTACAAACTGGGATCTTTTAGATGTCGGAGACACGGTTTTAGACGATCAGGCCAGCGGGCCGGACGGGATCGCAAATTCAGTCTCCAGTTTCGAGGGCGATGCGAGCGATAATCAACACGGCGTTTCTGATGATGTGACATTAACCGCCGATCCATATTCGTTTTCCTGTTGGAATAAACCTGGAAATAACGATTGGATCAAGCTCGAAAACGTCACGGTCGCAAACTGTTATGCGTATTTTAATGCGGACACGGGCGGAATAGGGACGGTGGGAGGTGGCTGCACGGCGCACGTTTTTCCTCATCCCTGGGTCAATAGTTTATATCGTTTTTGGATAACCTTTGACGGAACGGTTGCGGCTCACACGTGTCAAATTTTGAGTTGTACGGCCGACAACGACGACACATACTCCGGCGGCGGCGGTGTCGATATGTACATGTATGGAGCGCAAATAGAGCTACATGATTTTGCAACTAGTTACGTTCCAACGGCCGCGGGGGCAACGACGACGCGATTAAAAGATCAACTAAGATTTATTGCAGGCGCAAATATAGGCGGCGAAGATATTGGACAAGGAACGATTGTTGCGGATTTTTTATTTCCTGACTTCGATAATCAGACAACAAAAAGAGGTATATCAATAAACGACGGCGGCTCGGCAAATGATAGAGTGGAATCTAGTATTACCAGTAATGATCGTTTTACAATAACAAGCATGGCAACGGCCGGGAATAATGGAACTGCAAACGTGGTCTCTGATGTTGTCGACGGTAATATAAAACGATGCTCTATATTATGGGAAACGGATAATTTAACATGTATAGAAGGCACAACGGATGGAACCGTTGACGCAACCGCGGACATGCCCGACGACGTTGACAGAATAGAAGTAGGCGCGCGGTATGATGGTATAACACAATTCGCCGGGATTCTTTCTGATATTAGAACAATCGTTTATCCAACTAACGTAGGTTTTAAATTATCATGAGAAATGTTCACATATTTCTAGCCGTCGAGCCCGTCCCCACGGTGGACGCCGAAGGCGGGATCACATGGCCGCAATACGCTTGCGACCCGGTTTTAGTATGGGATAACTTCAAAGCAGATAAAAAACATTGGGAAGTGCTCATATCAAAAGAACAACACGAAAAGAACTTAAGTGACAACGAACTTGATTCGAAAATAAAAAAGCATTTAACTTTTTCAACCGCACCGATAGAATTTAAGAAAGACACAAATGTTCTGCGCCATTATTTTGGTGCACCTGGGAAGCTAAGAGATCCTAGTTTGCTAGAAGAAATTTCTATGATAGAATGAAAAAAAATAATCGCTATCAAAAGCCGAAAAATAAATTTCGGAAGTTAAGCGATTAATAACGAAAGGACCTAATTATGAAAGCGACAGTGACTAACAAAGAACTTGGAACTATTAATCAGGCGTTAAGTACGGTGAGCACTCGTGACATCGGCTCGATGAAATTCAAATGGAACATTGCAAAGAACGCCGTTAAGCTCAAGCCGTATGTCGATGCACTAAACGAGCAGATGGCACCCGACCCGAAATTCCTTGAGCACTTGCGCAAGGGTCAAAAGATTGCAAAGAAATATTGCGAGTACACTGATTCCGGCGGACCTATGGTGAATGAGAAGACACAAGAGTTCGTTATTAAGCCGGAACACAAAGAAGTGTTTCGGGCGGAAATACAAAAGTTACGTGCAGAGTACAAGGATAAGATTGACGAGCACGAAGAGAGAGGTTTTAAAACTCAAGAACTTTTGAAGCAGACAACTGAAATAGAAGTTCACGGTATAAGGGTTTCAGATGTGCCGGAAGGAGTTCTGGCGAGTGAGATGGTTGCGCTTGATGTTTTGTGGATTGAAGATCCGGTCGAAGCAGATAACGTCGAATCAATTACTAAAGCCAAAACGGAAAAGAAAGCGAAGGATAAGTAAGTGCCAGTAGGATTCGGCCATGGCGTACCGTTCGGTTATTATCCTTTTGGGTATCCGACCGCCGGTACTGCTACGCCGGATCTTGTTGAAAATCCTATTGACCTGGCTCTCGATACCGATGGAGATCTGCTTATAGAAAATGGCGACCTGGTTTTGATAGCTGGTAAAGAAGCGATTGCTCAGGATTTGAACATTCGACTTGAGTTCTTTTTAGGCGAATGGTTTTTAGATACTCGAATAGGTGTTCCGTATTTCACTGAAGTACTAGGACAGAAGCCGCGCATTGGTTTGATACAATCGTTCTTTCGAAAGGTTATTCTACTTACACCAGGGATTACAGATGTGTCAAATATGCTTTTAGATTACACTGGCAGCACGCGGGTTTTAACTGTTGAGTTTTGGGCACACACCGCTTTCGGAATTATTAAGTATGATAAGGAGTTAATTGTATGACTAACTATGGCGTAACGACTACGGGGTTTGTCAGAAAAACTCTTTCGATAATTGAAGACGAATTGAAAGTGTCCCAACGTGACAAGATGGGCAGCACGCTTGCACTTTTAGCATCGACGGTTTTTGGACAGCTGAACGGAATTGTTGCGGATAAGTTTCGTGAACTTTGGGATGTGGCGCTCGCGGTGTACAATGCCAGGTATCCGGATTCTGCAAGTGACGCTGCACTTGACGGGGTGGCATCTATAACAAAAGCTCTGAGATTGGTTTCACAAAAATCTACTGTCACATTAGATCAACTTTATATTGACGATGGTGTAACTGTGACAACTGGTAGCGCAGTAAGTGCGGGCGAGCAGGGGCCATGGTTTATACTTGCCGAAGATGTCACAAATGCGACCGGTGCACCGGGAACTTTTTCGGGTGAGGCGGCAAGTCTGCAGTATGGCGAGATAGTTGGTAACGCTGATACACTTGATACTATTCAAACTCCCATTTCCGGCTGGTCCGCAAAGGTAGGGCTCACTTGTGTCAACGCTGAACCTTTTAATTTAGATGGCATGACCTTGACTTTGAAGGTGGACGGCGGCGCGATACAAACGGTAACTTTTGCAGCTGGTGATCCGTGGTCTGCCGCAGATGTAGCAACACAGATAGCTGCTGACACAACTGGTCTTACTTCAGTAGATGCAAATACCTATCCTCGGATCATTAGTGACTTGGATGGTACGGGTAGTTCTATAGAAGTGACGGGTGGCGCAGCTAACGCGGTATTAGGATTTGTCACAGATGTTATCCAGGGATTTAATTCCGAAGACGCGGAGTTAGGCCGAGAAATAGAAACCGATCCAGATTTCAGAGTGCGCCGAACACAGACCGTAAGGCTGGAAGGTTCGGGATCGATAGAAGCAATTCGTGCGGATTTGCTAAATGTTACAGATGTTATCCAGGCAATTGTTTTTGAGAACGTAGAAGACGGGCCGGACTCCGAAGGACTGCCAGCGAAAAGTATTGAGGCGGTTGTACTCGATGGTGACGATGCTGATATTGCTGACGCACTTTGGTCGCACCGTGCAGGAATAAAAATGTACGGAACTACAATTGTGGCAAAGATCGATTCGATGGGGTTCAGCCATGACATCGGTTTTTCTCGTCCTACACCTGTTCGGATTTATCAAGAGATGACGGTGCTAACAGATCCAAATACTTTCCCGGTTGACGGTTCTGACCAAATAAAAACTGCTTGTGTTCTTGAAGGTGAAACGCTTGCGATAGGTGAAGATGTGATCGCGCTTAAACATAAGGCGGTTCCGCTTACTATTGCAGGGGTAATAGATGTGACAATATTTACTATTGACACAGTTGCACCTGCTGTTGCTTCTGTAAATATTGACATCGGTTCGCGTAGTCTTTCAACTTGGGATACTGGTGACATAGTTGTGAATATACTGCCATGACTTTAACTCATAAATTAAATCATGTCGTAGAAGCGGCAGACCTGTTCATAACTTTTTTTAAAAGTAAATTGCGAATAGGCGGGATGCTCGCTTCTTACATGGAACAGGTTCAGGATTTAGAAAATGCCTTTTGGGAGATCTTTAGTGAAACGGATGTAGATACTTCGGCCGGTGTGCAGCTGGATGGCTTGGGAACAATTGTGGACGAAGCGCGACAAGGCCGAACGGATGTTGAATATGTGCTTGCGTTAAAAACCAGGATAGCAATTAACAATGGTAATGCTCTGCCGGAAGACATTTTAGAAACCTTTTATATGTTTTCCGAAGGCCGAACGTTTGAGTTGAAAGAAATTTCACCTGCGTTTTTTATCATTCGAATGTTAGATGCTTTGACACTTTTGGACCCAACGCCGACACAGTTTAATAACATGTTACAATCGATCCGAGGCGGCGGAATAAAAGCACAGTTCCATTATACTGAAGTAGACGACGATGCCACATTTGAGTACGCTTCCGGCGATGTGGCCGAAGCCGATGTGGATAAAGGTTGGGCGAATGACGCTGGCACTATTGGTGGCAGTTGGTCGGATGTAGTTTAAAGGAGTACAAAAATGCCAATGCGAATAACAATGGATCTGCCTGACGATTTGCTGCCAAGATGGGCAACGGATCTCGGTGCCACATCTGAACCTACTTCCGGTGAAAAAGATACGGGCGGTGTAGTAAATACAAAACCGCCAGCGAGAAAAATAAATTGGCTGTTCAATCGCTTAAGCGAATGGATGAAATATGCGGTGGTCAATAATGTGGCATGTTTTATTCGCGGAGATGATTTTCAATCGAGTGCTGGTGAATGGACAGATGTTATCTATCATCCAGAACTTTATAGATGGGTAGCGGTTGCTACTGTCGATGGGCATGTCGATTATTCACTAACTCCTTCCGGCAGAGATTGGGGTGCATCTGTGTCGGGAGCAGTTGTGACAGATTCAATAGGTCATTGTCTAGGAATTGATTCACAATATTTTTTATGTGGTAATAACCAGGGAACAATTCATTACGGTAATGGCGGTGCTGGTGGATGGGCGGGATCTGACGCTGGACCGTTCGGACTTCATGGCGCAGAATATATTGAATCTGTTGTCACAAAATATCCCGACTCTGATTTTGTAATGTGCGGATCTGAAAATGGAAATGTTTCGATAGCTGCGGGTGGCATAACTACCGGTTGGGTTGCACCTTCCACACCGCCACCGGGTTTGGGCGCATGGAACATTATTCGAATTTTTCGTATGGGATCAACTTCCTGGTTTTTAGTAGCAAGTGATCGCGCAGCTCCTAACGCAATAAAAACTTACTATTCATTAGACGATGGTGATGTATGGATAGCTACAACAACACAACCTGCGATACATGCGGATTTTGATTTTGTTTTGGATGCCGCTTATAGTTGGGATACTGGAACGATTGTGCTGGTAGGTGAAAGAGATGTAGCTACAAAATCAGGAATTATTATTTCCAGGGATGGCGGCGTAACCTGGACGATACCTGATTCAGATGCTATTGGTTTTCTTAAAGGTGTGAACTATTGTGGCAACGGCATTTGGATTGCGGTCGGCGAAACTTACACACTTACACCCGCTGCTACAAAGCAATTAATTTATATTTCTTTTGACGATGCGGAGACCTGGCAACATGTCGGCGCACCTTGGGAAATAAATGCGGCCATTGAATCAACTGATGATTTGAATGCAGTAGCTTGCAGTAACAGAAGATCCCTTTTGATTGGGGATAGCGATATAAATGCAACGAGTCTAGGAATACATGGAGGGTCAATAGGATGAGTAAATGGACAGAATTAAAAGGTCGCATAAGTGCCACCAGGTTAGTTTCGATTATGGCGGACGCTGCCACAAATGTACTTTCTACAATATCGTATCCGCACCACGAAATTCATGCGGGTGATGCTTACAAGCTTTCTATAACCACTGCGGATTTGGATAGTGAAGGTGCTAATAATGCTTTGCATTTTAAAATCATTACGCCCAATACTGCTAAGTGGGGGCATATTACTTATGATGTCTGGGCATCTGGTGAAGGAACTTGGAATGTCACAGAAGCACCTTCCGGCGGGATGGCGGGCGGAAGTCCAATTACGCCAATAAACAAAAATCGTAACAGTACAAATACTTCAGGTATGGTTGTGTCAGATGACGATACCACACCAGTCGGCGGAACTGTTATAGATGGCCCTATTGTTTTAGGTGTAGGAAACAATAAAGTTTCGTCGGAAGCCAGCGAACGAGAGGAATTTGTTTTGAAGCAGAACACTACTTATTCATTTAGGCTCATAAGTGTCACCAATTTAATTTCTGCACGAGTAACTTTGAATTGGTACGAACATACAGACGAGAATTAAGGGTTTCAAATGTGTCCTGCAGAACCATGGCGCGAGGCGCTGAAAGAAAAGGCGAACAGAGAAGCAACGGAGGCCAAGTTGACTGCATTAGAAAAAGATTTGGACGAGTTTAAGCAGATAGCTTTGTCTGCCAAAGCGAAAGCTGCCGAGCCACATTTGTGCCTTAAGGAATCTGAACTTGATCGGTTGACCGAATGGAAAGAAGGACTTTCTAAATTTAAGATTGGTGCGATCATTGCCACATTGGTTATTATAGTGGCCGCAATCGGCCAGTTCTATACACTTAAGGGCGGTGTGGATAAGAACACTGACACACTTGTGAAAGTTTCTAAATCTCAAGAGAGTATTAAAGATACAATTGTGAATCTGCAAAGGACTGACGAAACAAGGGAACAGAAAAGACTTGTAAATTTAAAAATTGTTATGAAAGAAGCTCTTGCCGAGCACGAAGTCAAAGCCGATATAAAGCCAAAGAAAAAGAAGAGGTAAACATATGGTTCAGACTAGACAGATAATTTATAACCTGGTCGCGGTAGACGATGCACCGAAGTTAGATGTCCGTTTCACTGGTTTAGATTTGGCCAATTATACCACAGTAGAAATGCACATGAAAAATGAGGTGACGGGTACAGCTGTAACAAAGACAGTTACACCGGTCGGCGCAAGTGACTCGGAGTTAGGTCAGATTACTTGGGGCGCAACCGATTTAATAGCGGGCAGACATGTGGTGGAATTCGAATTTACTCCGACGGGCGGCTCGCCATCTTTTAGGTTGCCACGAAAGTACACTGTTATATTGGATGTGAGGCCGAACATTGGCTGAAGAATTAATTATTAACGGCTTAGAGGTATCAGCTGAATTGATTGTTGACGGCAATGAAGCTTTGGAAGAATTGATTATTGATGGCTTGGAAGTGTCACAAGAGTTAATCATAAACGGTACAGAATGATCAACGGCGATAAAATTTTAGTGTTTTATTCAAGTACAAATGCCAAAGGCCGACATGACGCGACGGGTGCATTTATTCCCGAAGCTAAAAAGTTTCAGCGCGAACATTCTATCCCGCTTAAAAATATGATCCCAGTCGAATGTGTCGGCATTCGTAAAGGGGTCAGACGTACCAGAGTACTGGAAGAGTTGAGTCAAAGGGAATCTTTGCAAGCGATAGCTTTTTTCGGTCACGGTTGGCCGAAAGGAATTCAGTTTGGTTTTGGAAAACAACACATTCAAAGTCTATCGAAAGCGTTAGCGGAATCCTGTGTTTCGTCGGTGAAGATTATTTTGTATGCTTGCCTTGCCGCCGAGATTGATATTCGAGATGGAGAGATAGGCGCACCGGGACCGGCGACCGATGGCGGATTTGCTGACGAGTTGCGCGATCAAATGGTTCGAGAAGGACTGCGAACGGGACATGTGGACGCACACAAGACGGCGGGCCATACTTCATGGAATCCTTATGTAGTCAGGTTCAAGTGTGACAATGTAATGTCGGATACCTATGGCGCAGTCGGTGGCGCTTGGCTGGTCGAACCCAGTTCGGAGTCTTGGAAGAGTTGGGTCAAAGCTCTGCGTTCAAAAAATGGGCTGCGGTATCGATTCCCCTTCATGTCCGAACTTGAAATCAAAAGCGAACTTTCTGGTGAATAACGGTTCTGCAGGTATGCAGCCAGCCGAACCCGATCCCGAGCACGCCACAGAATCTTTTTGTTCTGAGTTCGACACGACTTGCCAGTCAAGTAAACTATATGACTTCCAGTCATTGAACCGCATCGAGTCTGCCATATGTCTAGCCAAGCTGCCGAACAATAAGCCGCCCCTTCAATCGACCGCAGGTCACATAGAACTTCAAAACTTTTTATCTCTTTAGCTGTGTGGGGCATGAGTTGAAAAGCTGACTTGGCACCCGCTGAACTGATAGCGTCCTGGCTGAACCCTGACTCCCTATATGCGACGGCCACTAGAACCATCACAGGAATATTTTCGTAAGCTTGTGAAGCGGCTGAGATAGCTTCGGCGAGCTTTGCACGTTGTACTGGGTCACGTGCCACCGGGTGCCGTGGATAAGGTCGAGTTCTGAACTGTGGAATTTCGTCTTTGAGAAGATGTTCTATGGCGAGCTGAACGGGCTCTGAAGGTGAAGACACCGCGAGCGCAATAATTATTAAAAAGGATCCTTTTAGTTTCATATTATAACCTCACTGTAATTGGTACATTATATAGTACTATTAGAGCCCTCACAAGCGTCGTGAGGTCCTTCCAAGGTTAGGACACTAGAGCATACACACGAAGGGCAGAACAGCTGCCTGGGTGTCCGTGGGGTAGCTCCGCTTGCATTTGCCGGGTGCTATGATACTATCGCAGGACATCTTAATTCCTTTCGATGTAGACCCGAGCATTTGAGACATGGCAAGTACTCGGGTCGTTTTATTTTTATTTGATATGTTTGGGAGTGATGACGGGAGTCTTTTTAATCGTGTTCTGCCAGCCGGGTATTTCACAATCAATCGCTTTTGTATAGGCTTTGATTGCTTTCGTATCCGGCATGAGTAGGTCGAGCAGATTGTTTTCGATTGCCCAGGACTTAATCTGATTCGCATCAATAACTTCACCGCCTTTGGTTTCCCGAACCGACAATCCAGGGACCTTGGGGATCTCCAATTTTTCGACCCTTGACAGAAGCTTTTGTTTCGTGTCAATTGATTTCGATTCGGAGATCTCAGTTAGAAGTTTGTCGCGCTTTGAGATGTTGTTATCAACATAATCAAAAATTTTTGTTTTGAGTGCGGCTTCGGATGCTTTCAAAGAATCTTCGGGAATCTTAAAAAAGCTTTCGAGTTCGGCGACAACTTGCTTGAGTGGTTCGGTAAAAGATTTTCGTTTCGTTTCTACTTCTATCAGCTGTTTTTTAATCGCCGCGATCCATGACACAGCGAGTTCGAGGTCCGCATGTTTTTTGATGGGCTGCGCTTCGACGAGCTGAACAACCTTTTGCGCATCTTGTGCGGGAGCTTTCGCCGCGCTTGCTACGTCGATTGGTTTAGGTAGATTCAAAAGCCCAGTGTATTTTTTATTGTTTGTCATATCGAATTCCTTTCTTATACTTTTATGTAATAACCATCTACGCACTCTTGTATATGCTCTACTTTATGCCCAAATTTTTTATCACGTAGATGTTTTAAAGAGATTGATTGAATATCATCTGAATCAATTACAAAAGATCCATAACCATGTGGATCGGGTTTGCCGATCCACCTTTTAAAAGTTCCTTCATATCTAAATCTTTTTTTGTTTGTCATATCGAATTCCTTTCTATTGAGCTATCGCAAGCAACTTGCCTGCCGCTCTGTCAAGGTTGTTTCGTGTGTCTGCATGCGGCAACTCCTGAGAATACTGTGTGAGGCCGTTCACAGATGCCCAGAGCGTGTTCGGGTCTCCATATCTATCGGTATACTGCTCGGCTATTTCGTAAGCTTTAGAAGCTGTGCGGGTGTTAATACCGACGATGTTTTTCTTTTTCGAAATCCCTAGTAATGCTGCGACTACCTGGTCCTTTGAAGCTCCCAAAGTCAATTTCTTCGAGGTCTCTATAACTGCCTGGTCGTCACTGACAGAACTATCGGAATATTTCTGCATCTCAATCTGCAGCTCGGAAAAAGCTTCGCTTCGTATCTCACCCATGTGTCGCATCCGAACTTCGATAACACCTTGAGCCCCCCAAACAATATGATTTCCACACACACTGTTATATAAGAACGAACAATAGCCAAAAGACTTGTCACCGACTTCGGAGTTCCATAAGAAAAAACCGCGTGAAAGTGTTTCTTCAATTCGATTGTCTTCGTTAATGAGAAACACGAACATGTCATGGTCGGAAGCGTAAATCCCGGCGGGTGCTATTTCATCACCTACTTTAATTGATAACATGCCGCCAGTGTCAGCCGCCAGGACATCGGCTTCAGTCGCAGGTCGTGCTCTAGGGTCATCAAAGGCGGGCCGAGCTGGTGGAGGTCTCCATCCCCTGGGTAGCTCCTGAAGCTGGTCAAAGATTTCGTAGTTCCAAAGCCGCTCGTATAAATCGCTGACACTTGCCCGAAGTAGATTCGAGCCGTTCACTTTTTGCATAAGTAAGCTCGCCTTTTTTTCTTGCTTCGATGTCTTCAGTGAGAAGTTCAGGTTCTGCGCTGCCAGGGTCGGCGGAAGCTTTCGCAGATAACTTGCCGGGGCGGATACTGCGCCGCGCTGACAGAGTTGACCAAAAGCGTAGTTCGAAATTTTGACTTCATCAACTGCCTTACTATCTGTCAAAAGTTTCATGTCGTCGCCGGAAGCTTCGACTCGCAAGTTCTGATAATCACATTCGTCTACAAAACTATTCGCGTAATAATTCCGACATTGTTTCATCGCTTCCTGAACCGACCAGAACCTTTCGTCTACGGGTCGAGTCTGCCATTGGTTTGATGCTTTAAAGAGTTCCATGATTTAACCTCCGCCGTGGAGCTTCGTCCTACGGCTGAATTGTGAAGCTTAAGCGCTTCCTTAAATCTACTTTCGAATAGACTTAAGGGAACGCTCAAACGTTCCCCGTTGTTTAGCTAACCCCCTGTTCTTCAAATCGAACCATGATGTCAGTCGCATGAGCTGCAATATCCCTGAGTGAATTTGCATTGTCTTCTGTGTCCACTCCCATGTGCGCCGGATTTTCAAGTTCGATACCTTCCAGCTTTTTCTGAAAAGCTTTGATGGCTGAAAAGAGTTTGGGCTTGCGGCCACCGGGCGAGTTCTCTTTGTACCATGCGTGAGCTTCGGTGTTCGATGTGAACGCTTTAGTCACGCCATTCACGGTTGATTCCCAGTAGGGCTGTTTGACTTCGACATCACCGATCATTTGAGTGGTGTACTTCTTAGTCGAACGAACGGTGCGCTTGCGCTCGGGTGCGGGCTCGGGTGTCGGGGGGGTTGCGGGCTTAGTTGTTTTTGCTTTTTTTGCTTTTGCCATTTTAAAATCCTTTCAAAAATTGTTTAGGCGTTATTGCCTTTTGTTGTCTTCTTTTACTTCGCTTCCATCTCGATAATAAACTTTAACTTCTCCACGCCATCCGGCACGTTTCATTTGTTCACGTGTTTGTTCTGCTAAATGAAATGCTTGACTTCGTGTTAAATTACTTTTTCTAAATCCGTTTATACCTACAACAGTATACAATCTGTCATCAATAGGTATTTTATTATTTGTTTTCATTTTTTAAATCCTTCCCTAGTTCTGCCAAATCATTTATCTATCCAATAAGATTTTTTTCATAAGCCAAAAAAGCATTATTCAAAGCACTTGCAGGGGTTGCTCCGTCGCCACGGTATTTGTTTTTGAAGGTTTCAAGAGTTGCATTAAAATAATGAGGATTCAAGACATCAAGTGGTGACACTGAAACAGTGTAACCGGTTTCAACATATCTAGTTAATTTTTTAAAAAGCTTTTCTTTTTTCTCTTTTAAGGTCATTTTGTTTTGCCTTTCGCTGTTTTGCAATCGCTGTGTTATGAGCTAAATATAAATCGCTTGAGACAGTGTGTCAAGTTAATTGATTGAAATAATTTCAAGTGGTTTCAAAGGATTAAAATCATTAGCTTTTTTCTATGTGGTATTGAGTAGGTCTATTCATCCCGACGCGCCGAACCTCTACCCCTGACTCTGTAAGTATACGTAAATACCTGTAGACTGTAGAACGACTTCCTTTAATGAGCGCTTGCAGCTCTTGAACTGTATAGGGTCTAGATTTCAGACCATTATAAATAAGTCGTATTGAAGTCACATTTTGTTTAGGTGTAGGTGTCATTTTTCAATCATCTCCTTTTCAGCTGCCAAAGTCCGATCCCGATTGCATCGAGCATATTATGGGCCAGGGTTTTTATCATTTTACGCGAACCCTTTTTAGAAATTATTTGTGCGTTCTGTACTACCATTGATTCTATTGAACTGAGTTTAGAAAGGGATCTAGTGTTACAAATTTCTTTAGGCAGATTCCCTTTCCAATTGTGAGGTCGAATCTTTTTTATGTTTGCGGTACTAGAAAAGGTTCCAATGATTTGACCAGCCTGTACTGCCAGATCAATTAAGTCATTCGGATCTCCCTTCCACTGCCGAACAGAATAGATTTGTGGAATTTCTATCACAAGCAGATCCGGTTCGTATGCTGAATTGAATCCTTCAAAAATATTTGTAAGATTAGTATTTGTAAAATCAGCATCTATTTCGATAACTCCGCACGCATCCAATTTACTTTGATTATTAAAGAACGCCCACCCAGTAGCCTTACCTGGATCTATTGCTAAAAGTTTCATTATTCACCCCATGCAATCAATCGACCATTTTCAAAAACTTTTTCCGCACTCTTCGACCAGCAAGTCATTAAAGTTCCCGAAGCTGCGGCGGGAACGTTAGGTGTCCACCTTTCTTGTGCCGCAATAAAAATTTCAGCTATCTCCAAAGCTGCTTCGTGCCCTAACTCTTTTGGCACCTCAGTTAAAATTTCGTCGTGAATAAAAACAACCGGGCGCGAGTTATAAAGCGCCGAACCTTCGCCACAGTAACACTTCTTACAGACTTCCCATAATGCGGTCTTGCTGGCATGTGCCGCGAGCGTTTGAAAATAAGTATTGGCTGAATTAGTATATCCACAATCGCCGCGCCAGAATCCACTCTGCGGGATGATAACCGTTCCGCTATCTGCCGGACCTATTAGATTTTGAACATGTTCGAAATACATTTCCATCTCGGGCCACTGCTGGAACCATGCGGTCCGCAGCTCGTTACCTCTACTCGTTGTAATATCTATGCCCCACGGTTTAGCATAGCCGACCAGAGTCCGGCCTACCATCCCGCCAGGGAATCCGAAGTTAGCTATTTTCGTTTGCTGCCTTAGTTTTTGAATACTTTCGTCACCTTCGGTAAGTAACTTTTGTGCCTGTTCTATTGAAATCCCTGCCATCGTTGCAGCGAATTCAAGGTGCGGATCGAAGTACCGATCTGCCTGATACCGTTCGGCCAACTTACTGCGGCCACAAATATCAATTTGACTTTGCGCAAGAGTTCGCATTTCTTGTGAATCGAAATCGACCGAGCAGAACACATGGCCGGGACGCGGCACAAAACATTCGCGCAGTCCAGGCAACTTAGATTGATTTTGTAGGTTAGGGTTTGAACAGCTGGTGCGATTACTTGCAGCACCTATACCATTGAAACGTGCGTGCAGAACGGGTTTAAACATTTTTGATAAGTAAGTACTTGTTAATTTTTCTAACTTCGAAAACTGAACGATGCTTTGTAACTTTTCGTTGTCACATTCTTGCACCACTTCGATACCGGTTTTAATTTGGCCGTCAGGGAACTTGCTAGTCGGTTTCGTTCGAGGCGGATCGCCCGGATAATATTGTTCGATCATACCGCGCAGAACTTTATTAGATTTTTTTGTCTGTGGCAGAATCGTTCGGCCCGCAGAATCTTCTAAGGTAGTTTGCGGAACAACTTCGATAAGTCCGGTGTGTTGCAGGTCTTCCGCTATGATGTGCATTTTATCGACTGTGTTATTCCATAAATCTTTTACTCGCGGCACATCTGTTTCTATTCCCCAGGCAGACATAAGCTTTAATGCAAAGTCCGCACGTGTGTCTTCGTATTCCGTAGGCAGGGCGTAATGAATTTGTTCGGCGCGGGCGGCTTGATTTCGATACATGTTAAATGTAACTTCTGCATCCTTTAACGCATAGTCGATAGCATCTTGCGGCCAGTCCTTTAGCTGAACGCCATCGAGTTCGGCATACCTCAGGCGCCAAGTATCTGCTTTTTCAAGGTGCTGTCCGAGTCGAATTTTTGCAAGGTCGGCAAGGTGATAACCAGTCGAATGTTTTTTACCATGTGAATCTACAGGGTATTTGAATTGACCTAAAGCGATGTCTAAAAGCTTTTCACGTATCCCGGTACAAGTGATCCCATCACACGAATAGGCATCGAAGACTAGCTGTCTTAATTTAGGAAAGTTCGCAATAATAACAGAAGCATCGTAGGCGGTGTAATGGCCTACCAATGTTACATGTCCTTGTGCGGTATGTGTAAGTTGACTATGCAACCAATTCTCTATGTCATTTTTGTTAACTATTATTCCCGAACCTTCAGCTTGTGCATAAGTCAGGCAAACAATTTTCGGCGCCTGGTTCGCAGGACCAAAAAGATGTGTCTCAGTATCAAATGCAATAACATCTTTCATATTTTTACTCCATCACATATCAACATAGGTGGAACAGTGTGTCAAGTAAAACCCGAACCCTTCCAGTAAAAGAAAGGGCTCGGGTTTAAGGGTTAAAAGTTACTGTTGCGAGCTGAGGTCAACGCCAGCTTTGGCGAGCAGTTCTGCCGATTGGCTCTGCAGGTCTGCACCAATTGTGTACCACTCGCATTTGGTAAAGTCGTTGCCACTTTTGGTCACAACGTTTGTGGCGACACATTTGATCAATTTACCATGGCAAGGATTTTCCGCGCTGCACGCATATTGACACGCTTGTGAATCTACATCGTCCAGCGGTGCGCCCATTACCTGCGCCAGAAAAGTTCGCACGTCCGTTGGAGTCGGGTCGTGCGCAAAGCTCGGTGCCCATGACACTTTTGCACCCATTGGAACGGCGTCTGTTTCCGAAGCGATTACAAAAAGTTCTGCGATGAAAAGATCTACACCTGAACGGTTTTTAATCATCTTCAAAGCATTGATGAAAAGGATCGGATAGCTACCTGGCGAAATGTAAGTTCCGCCTCGGCGCGGTGGCGCGGTGCCTACGCGATCAAATACGGACTGACCGGTGTTCTGCTGTGTCTGCGGCGATTGCTGTGTTTGCTGTCCTTGGTTTTGCTGTGCTGTGTTGTCAAAAATTCCCATGTTACACTTTCACTTTCTCGACCTTTTAGGTCGTTACTTTTGTACTCTAAAAATTAGAGTACTGTATCTTAGCACACTAAGTCAGTGTGTCAAGTTTTTCTATGTCCTTTCAATATCTGCCAAACCATAAAAGGAAACAGCACCAAATAAAAAACTACAATCGTTATGGCTTCGGCAGTTGTCACACTAGATCCTTTTCTACCACTAACCATTCCGCCAGTTCAAAAACTTCATCGCTAATTATTTCGGCTTGACTTTTAGGTATCCAAACCTGATTAGGATCAAAAGGATCTGAGTCGTCCAAAAGAAACAGCCAAGCCTTTTTAGTTTCCTTAACAACTCGGATGTAATCAACCTCTATTTTTTCATCGTCTTCAAAATCCATATGTGATCCTTCGTCGTGGTATCCCATGTCACTTTCCTTCCCCTTCGTATTCATAAAAATTTAAAGTTATCGGTATAGGTTTCTGTTCGGCGCGAATACACCCCGGAGCAGTTTGCCTGCAGGTCTCTAAGTGTTCTGCCCACATTTTTAATTTTAGCTCGCGCCACTTACCTAAGACACTTCCGCGCCTTTTGTTTCGCCATGTCTTCGGGTCGTCATCGTAAGACCAGAACATTGAATAAATATCTGCGTAACAAAACCCGGTGCGGAAATCGTCATAATCCATTGAACAACTGGGGCACACTTGTGTCATTTAATTTTATTTCGCCCAAAATCTGACATAAAAAAGCAAGGCATCTCTTCTAATTTTTTCAACATAGTTTTATAAGAACTTTTCTTTGGGTGTGCTTTGATTGCTTTTTCACATATCTCTAATAAAAGTTTTCCCTCTTTTGTATTCACTTCTACCAAAACACGCAAATCACTTTTTCTTTTTTCTGGAATAGTCTCTTCGAATACTCGCATCACTTTCACCCTTTCATAAAACTATATCGGCATAATTTAGCTTTTGCCGATTACCTAATGTGTCTTCTAAATAAATTGCGTCCGCACGCGCCTGAACCAGTGCACTTTGCAGCTCGTCCACGTGCAAAAATACATCGTAGATTACCGCGTCACTTTTTTGCCCTTGTCTGTGGAGGCGACCAAGTACCTGTTCCCAGGTTTTACCACTTGCCGAAGGCATCGTAATTAAACTTCTATTATATCGCTGCAAGTTTTTGCCTTTGCCATGTGCCGAAACACTTGCAATAATAGCAGGCTCGGTCGTAGTTAAAATACTACTATCACCCGCACCAAAATAAGGAAGTCCAGAAACTTCCGCAAGTTTTCTGCCAAACTCCACATGTTCGACCCAACAAATTCCCGCGCCTCTAGATTTCCAGCGCCTTTCTAATAACCAAATTCGTGCCACCTTTAAAGCGAAATCCGAAATCCATTCGGCAACGGGATTAGGTTTAAATGTGTCTTTAATATCTCGCCAGTCCTGCCAAGCTTTCAATACGGTAGCTGTACGAGCACATTCGTTCCACACTTGTAGTTCGGTATCTAAATTCCTACGATTTGTTTTTAAAGTTTCTCTAACATAAGACTTCCATTCTCGCCTCGCGTCCAGCCAATCACTCGGGGCCGAAGGGTCCCATCGATAAAAGAAACCCAATGAAAGTTCACGAATGTGTCGCCACAGATCTATCGCTTCCGAAAAAGTTTCACCGTTAGGTGTCTCCCAAGTCGAACGCATGTTTTCTATTTGATCCCAAACGATTCCCGGTACATCTAGATCATATTTAAAAATTCTTAACGCCGTACCAAGATCGTCCGCCGCCGAAGCTATTACTCCTGGTGTACTAGTTAGCCTGCGCCTGAACCCTTGCCGAACATTTTCTCCTTCAATACAAAAGTTCTCCAATACTCCCGGCGCAACTCGTCTTTCGTCCGGCACCTTTTCGTCAATAGCATCCGACCAAATTGTCAGCTCTTGCCAAGATAAAGGCAGCGGCGAATTATGTTTCAAACACCAGTGTGCAATGTGCGCGTAGTCCTTTAATGATCTGTTACTAATGGTCCCGCTCATGGCGACACATTTTGTATTTGGATAATCTCGAAAATATCTAGTTAGTCTTTTCGTTCGGCCTGCGCTTTTGTTTTTAATTTCGTCACATTCGTCTAACACAATTAAATCCGGTCGCAGCTGCCAAAGCATTTCTGCATTTTTTTCTAATGATAGTTCACTGTAACCTATCACCTTAAGGCCGGGATGTAGTTGCCAGAGCTTGCGCATTTGCGGCAGAACTATTTCATTTGTTTGCTCACGCAGTGAAGCGGGCACGAACAGAACAGGCCGAGCGGCATTTAAAACAACGGGGGTCAAAAGTGAAATTAAAGCTTTGCCTTGTCCTACACCTACCGGCAGCAAAGCGCCGCCATATAAAATGATGTCGTTTATACTCGCCGCCTGGATTTTGTTTAAAGTCCAATTTCCTTGTGGCGTCTTCAGCTCGGAAGTTAACACTTGTATCAATTCATTTGTATAAGCTTCGGTGTCCCATTCCCTTGTGGGCAGAGCTGCAATCCGCAGGTATTCGGCAGAACGCTGAACGACGGCGCGATACCCGAAAGATTTTTTCGCATACTGCGGAACTTTCGTTCGGCCCGTCCGCGCCATCATTTGTTCTAATAAAGTTGTCACTTTAGAGTTGTCACTTTAGTGTTGTCACTTTAGTTCACCAAACCATGCAGGGTAGAACATTAAATATTCATAGGGTCCAAACCACACGCGAAAGCTTTTCGCAGGTATTTGTTTTGGTTCAATATAAATACCTGTCACTTTTTGTCCTGCGACAATCATACTAACTTTAGATGGGTCGTAAGTTTTGACCTTTACCATGTGATTTCCACCGTCACATTTGTGCGCCTTGTCCGCAAAGTTCGCTGTATGCTTCGGCCTTCGACCATGGTCTGAATTATTAAACCGCGCTCGCGCAGTACTCTAAGTTGCTCGAACAGTGCCGAACCCCTGGACATACCGCCCAACCTACTAAGCTCGCGCTGCACCGGACCATATTTATTTTGCAACCAAAATTCTTCGATGGCCGTAAGTATTCTTAGTTGCATATGTGTCACAGGTTCGCCGTCAAACTTCGCGGAATGATTTTTTGTCACGTTAAATTTTTTAGGCAGAACTTTCTTAAGTGCTTTAGGCGCGGGTCTTTTTTTCTTAGGTAACTTTAGTATACCTTTCTGCCAGTCAGGTATTTTTAAACCGAACCTTTTTATACAGTCGGAAAATCTTATTCCTTTATCAATCCAATCTATTAATTGTTCAGATGCTATGTTTGATGTTTGATGTTCAATAGCGAAGGGACATATACCAGGTGCCGCGAGTAGCGGATCACTTTTACATTTGTCGCAATAAAATGGCACGGTTGTTCCTTTCCTAAAAAATCATAAACGTTTTTGCTGTACCGTCGTCATTTACAAAAAGCAAATTAAGATTTTCATCGAGGGCGTATTTCATAAGCTTAAGGGATCTGCGAAAGACTTCTGCCCTCGAAGCCGCACCTAGTTTTTTCTGAACAAAGTCCAAATCTTTTATGGCTTCTTTTGTAAAGTCCAATTGTATCCTTGTTTTATTTTTTAATAGTCGCATGGCTGAAATTTCCTTTCAAATGAATTCTAAAAAGCAGAGTCGGTCTGCGAAAATACCTGATACATTATTGCTCCAGGTACGTTGTTCCATTATTGCTCCAGGTACGTTGTTCCATTAGTGTGAATGAATCGGCGCTTAACCGACTCCGCTTTTTAAAATTCATTATTTATAAATCCTTTCTTATATGCCGTAAGAACGATACTGGGAGTCCGCGTTTTAATTACATTTTCAATTAATTTAATATCAGTAGAACCTTCCAAGTCTTCAAATGCTCTATACACATGTTCATATAAAGCTTCCGGCTCGTCTGTGCCGAAAAGAGCTGCTAACATTTGTGACATAACCCAGTAGTGACATACAAAATCTTCTTTGATTATTTCCGGTACATCGCTTGACATAATTGATCCCTTCTTTAAAGAAAAGCTCTTATAATAAGAAATACTATTATAATTATTATCACTATACTCAAACCAATCCACATTGGTGAAAGCACCCACCACCAAGACCATTTGATATAGCCTATCAATTTCAAAACTATAAAAGCTATTGTTAAAAGACCTGGGAAACCTATACCACTACTGCTACTACTCGTTGACATGATCGAACTTCCTTTCAATAATTTTAAATTGCAAACACCCCTATCAAAATTCCGATACCTATACCCACTATCCCCGCACCCGCGCCACCCAAGATTGCCACAAGTTTTCCCTTTACTTTTTCTTTACGTGCGGCCCGCGCTTCTTCCTTCCTAATCTGATAAATGTTCTGCCGATCTGCTTCGACCTCTTTCAAAGTTTTCGAACAGCCCGACCGTCTTAGCTCTGCCGTGTTCGCAGTGGTTTCAAGTGTGTCAATCTCCGCTTTCAAATCGGTCACATCAGATCCCCTGGAAATATATCCCTGATAGATCTTCAGGACCAGCTTGAAATCGTCACCTTTAAAACAGAACGCAGGTTGCTTTTTAATCTTCGTTTCTATCTCTAATGGCAGCACGATGTCTTGTGCGCAAATCGGCAGCGATACCAGCGAGATCGTCAATGCAAGCACCGTCGATACTATCAATAATTTTTTCAGTCTCCGCATGTCTTGCCTCCATCCCTGCAATTATTTTATTTCGTTCTTTTATGGAATCATTTTGCAGCTCGGCCAGGTCCGCATCGGTCTTATGGTGCTCGACCAGTAGACTATCGACCCGCTTTCTTTCGCGCCGAACAACACCTTCATACTTACTGCCGCCAGTCGAAAGAAAAAACAGAAATAACAAAGTAATAGCAATTAATACAGGTGTGGCAGCTAGAACTTTTTGCCACCATTTGAGTTTGGAATACCAGGCGAATAATTTAGTTATGTTGTCTTCCGATTTTCTATAGTTCTTAACTACAAACATTTTTTTACCTCACACCTTGGAACAATAGTAACACCAGAGCACTTGCAACACCGTTCGGAATTCACCCGCGCTAAGTTTTCGCAGATTGATTTTAATCGGCAGTCCTGATTCGCGCCTAACTCTATCCGCATCGGCTACACATTTTTTAAAAACTTCTGTGTCAACTTCCGGCATGTCGTGAAATTCCTTCGAGCCCGCGCATAAATTTGTCCGCCGCGTTCTGAGAAATGATGTAGTTGATAGCTAACGCGCACATGCCCGCGACACCTATAGTCATAAACATCGCCAGCGGCCAGGTGATCGTTTGTGTCTTCAAAGCGTATCCCAGTAGACCTGCAAGCAAGGACTCTTCGAAAAAGAACGCAAGAAATTTTTTGCTCTTAATGAAAGATTTTTCGTAAGGGCTTTTTTGTGACGGAATTTTATTATCTTGCAAACTTATTGCAAACTTATCTACGGATTCGATTACTTCGCGGATCTCTTCTAGATCTCCATGCACTTTTCCATTGTCTTCATGAATCTTTGCTACATTACTAAGCAGAAGTTCTTGATCTCTTTCTAAAAGATCCATACGCTTGCCCAAATTTAAAGTGACTTCTTTTTCACTTGCCATCTTTATACCCCTTCCGCCAAAGTTCTATCGGCCTCTCTAAGTCTTTGCCTTTCGACTTTTACTTCGACCGCTTCGCGCTCGGCTATCGCGTCCGCTCGCTGAACTCGTTCTGCCGCCGCCAATCTTTTTTCTTCCTTCTTCATCTGCAATTTCTTAGCGCGAATATCTTTGTTTAGCACCGTGACACTTGTTTGCATCTTTACAAGTTCACGTTGCATGTCCTGAATTGTTTTTTTACTCTTCGGCATCGGCAGCTTCCTCTGTCGAAAATGTTATAGCCCTTTTAAAAACAATTTTATCTGGCCGAACACGCCAGCTCTCGGGCATTAGGCCAAATGTGATTTCTTGTTTCTTAGTTACTTTTTTATTTTTTTGTTTACTCGCCATCTTCTACCCTCGCTTCTTTCTTCGCTTTGGCTTCCGCCCGCGCTTTCTCTTCCTTCACCTTCATCTTGTCCCGCTCGGTCTCCGCTAATTCGGCACGTTTGAACTCTTCGTCGGCTTCCGCAGAACGCTCGGTTGCTTTTTCAAGCTTCTGCTCTGCACCGTTCAGCCTAGCCTCTTCCCGTAATCGTTTCAGTTCGGCGTTAACCTGTTTCTCTTTCTGCCGAATGATATGAAACGAAGCACCTGGCTTTTTTCGTAGCTCGACTAGCTGTGCTTGCAAATCATTTAGTTTCTTTTTCCTGTCGTTCATTTTGCTCTCCTTTTTACCATCTCTTAGGATCGTTTTGGGGTCCGCCCGTTTTAGGCTTTTCAGTCTTCTTTGCTTCTTTCTCGTTATTGAGAACGATTTTTTTCTTCTTACTTAAAATAATGACTTGATTCTCGTCAAACCATGACGCATCAACCGGCTTACCATCTTTGTCCAAGTCCTGCGGCTGAATCAAAAGACGATCACAACCTGTCATCCATTGGGTAACACTTGTGACAATTCCTTTAAATCCAGTGATCATGTCTTTGGCTTCATAACCTAGCCGCTTGTCTTTAGCTGTCATCTTGTTCTCCTTTTTATTTGTAATCTCCGTTACTATGTTCGGCCCCACCATCAATAGTGAAACCAGTTTCGAAAAACATCATAGCAACAAGTGTGGCACTTTGTCGATATTGTTTTTGACCTGTTCTAATATAAACATTTAAAAATTCATTGTGCGCCTCATTTAGTTCGTTACTTTTGAACCCATAATTTTTAAGTGAATCCACTAGCCTTATTACATTTAATTTTTTAGAATTTAAAAAATAGGACATTTCAATTCCCGCACAATACGCCTCGGTTTCATACGCTAACCGATACCTCTTAATAAAAAGATAATTTGTGTAAAACAAAAACCCATCGGCCATCTGCTGTTCGATGTGTTCACATTCGTGCACCAAGATCCAAACCTGTTCGGCCAAAGAAATTTTATCGCCGCCAGGTTTAAAAGACAGGTACACTTTTTTAAAAAATGTAGTAGTGAACCTAGTCATAAATTTTTCTTTAGACATGTATCCCAATAGTGACACGAAAAAAGCGCAGACTTTCATGACCCATGACTTTTGCTTTGGCACATATGTTAACCCATACTGCGCTTGCATAAACTTGTAAAAATTCTGCACGGTCTGCTTATCTAAATTCAAGTCCATTTACATCACCTCTATGTTCGAGTATCCAGCACACATCTGTTTCTTTTACTTCGTAATTTTTTAGAAGCCAAGTGATTGAGACATCCATTTCTTTAGCCACGGTAGCAAGAAATTCATATTTCTTACGTAGATTATCGGCTTCAGTTGTCATTTTCATTGGCGCAAATTATTTCTCGAATTGTTTTTATTGTCTCACTAATATCAAAATAATCACTATCTTTGGATAACAGATTTGTTAGTTTTTCAATCTCCTTCGACCGGACTTGAAGTTCGTCCCGTTCTGCCGTGCGGATTTCTAATTCTTTCACTATCTCTTTTAAGTAATTAAATCCTGCCGCCTCTATTTCATCTTGTGTATAACTAATAATCTCTTCTAATTTACAAGTTTTACATCTCAGCATTTTACTTTCTGCATAATCTTTTTCTAAAATAGCATGATCATATAAAATACAAACACTATCGCAAACTCCTTGATAAGTAGTTTCAACTCTTAAATAAGAGCATGCGATGTCACAAAAATTTTCATTATATATTCTTGGTTTCATTTTTGTTCCCAACGAATTAGTTCGTGAAGTTCGTTCAACCTGGCTTGTAGGGCGTCTCGTTCTACCGTGCGAATTTTAAGCTCTTTCACTATCTCTTTGATGTGCTGAAATCCTGCATCAGATACAATCATACGTGTGTATTCAATAACATCTAATGCCATAGCGAGTTTCTTTTCCTGCTCTTCAAATAAATGATCTATTGAAGACATTATCATACCCCCTGAAGCACGTTTCGTGCATTTCTTTTTAGTACGGATTGGACTACAGAAAATTCTAACGAACTTGAACTCGCAATTAAAATCCCATCCAGTTCGTTCTGCTTAAACCAGTCTTCCAATACCGCAATCAAATACCCTGCGCCCTTAGCGTACTCGACCACTTTCCAGTGGACTTCTTTCGTTCCTTCATTTACTTCGTCACAAAACTTTTTAATGAAGTCATCAAACGAATAGATCTTTTGTGGCATGTCCTGCGCTCGTTCGATTAGAATATCGATGTACAAATCGAAGCCAGGTGTTCTGTCGAAGGTCACTTCTAATTTGTGTTCGGTAACATTTGGTTCTTGTTCTGTCACTTCTTTGACCTCTGCCACAGTGACATTTGTTACGTTTGTGACACTAACCTTTGCCACATTGTTATCGTGATTCCATTTCTGATTACAATCGACACAAAGATAATGTTCTGAGTCCATGCCCTTGTTAACAATAGTTGTGGCAGCACTGCCGCAATTAGGACAGGGATCAAAAGTTTCTTTAGGCTCGGCAGGTGTCACACTGGGTCCAGATGTTTTAGAATTATCAACAACAAATTCTTTTCTACGTGCGGCGTTAAGACACATGAAAGCATATTTTCCTTCTTCTACATCTGCCGATGGCATCGTGAGTTGAGCTATCCCGCAATCAGGACAAACAATTTCAACACCTTCAATATAGAATTTACTTTCGTCCACTATAACTTCGTCGTCCAGTTGCCTATCAATATCTTTGTCAACGATTTCCGTCCGCACATTTGTACCTTCGTTCAGCTCGGCAGGTTTCTTTTTACATTTGTGCCTATTCAAATTTTTGAATTCTTTGTCACAAAAGGGACAAGTACCGGCGGCGTTCTGCTTAACCGCCTTTTTCTTTTCCGGCAGATCCGGCAGCTCGGCAGTCGTAGGCGCGGGCGGGTTCACACCTACGTTTTTGAGCCTCGCAACTATCTCCGGGTCTTCTATATTATCTGCGTCGCACTCAGCACACTCACCAGCGAGCGAACTGCCACATGGACACTGCACAGTACTGCCCGCAGAACTTGCCTGTTCTGGCTCGTCCTGGGGGGTCTCTCGCGCTGCTTGATCTTTCTTAGCTTTAAGAGCTTTCATCTTTTCAAAAAGGTCTGTCATTTTTTTACCTTCACTTTCCCTTATTTAGCAATTTAGCATAGTGACACACTGTGTCAAGTCTTTATTTTTTTAGCAACTCGCGTTCCATATATACAAAAGAATCTAGCATTTCAAAGTGCAACTCTTTTAAAAAATCCCGCTTGTCTAATTTTTTTTCTTTAAATTTTCCGTACTCGATTTGACCCATTAGAACCCTTTTCGCAAAATTCAAAACAATTTTTCTTTCGACATCGCCGAGCTGTACGAACACCTTGAAAAGTTTTTTGTTTTCTTTTAGAAAATTTAAACCCCTATCACTTATCACTTTTGATCCTTCCCTGGCCACCAAGTTACTACCCAAAAACTTGTGCGGCCATGCCGAGCGCCAGTCCTGCGGCCATGAACATGTGTCATCTTTGAACCCTTTTTAATGAAAGGTCTATCTTGTTCAGAGACTTCATCGAATTCAAACGGATCGCCTCTGCCAGTTTTTAAATTCCTAGTAAAAAATTTTTCATAATTCAAATCCGATTGTGCAAACATAACTTCATAACTAATTCGTTCTAGTACTTCAAACTTTTCATTCTCTTCATGAAAATCTTCTTCTTTAAAAGGGACACTGAACTTTTTATTGTCTGTCACTTCCACACCTCTTTCAATTCAATTTCCCCTATGACAAACCCATCTTAAAGCCAATAAAGATCCAATTAAAATACATATACCAATCCAATGAAGCTCTAAAAATTCTACAAATGTCATTTTTGATCCTTTAAAAACTTTTCATAAGCAATAGCGATATGAGTTTTAGAAACGTCCCACACTTCACAAATTTTTATGCTAGGACGGGTTCGAGATACTATACAGTAAGGCACTTTTTTATTCCTATCTACATCTATCCCTATTGTTCTATCTTTACAGTTGTCACAATACCATTGAAAAATTTTTTCGTCTGTCATTTTTGATCCAATATATCTAAGGCCACATAAAAATGTTTGGCCTTTAAATGTTCGATAACAATTTGAATTTTTTGTTTCAAAATATTATTTTCAGTTATCAATTGAATCGATTTTTCTTTTTCCTTTATGAGTTCCGCCGTTAATCCCTGGGCCTGTTCAATATGTTTTAAATTACACTTCTGTACTTTTTCCAAATCAATTCGTAATTGATCATTTATATTACTCAAAGCATTAAAATGTTCAGACAATTCGTCAGTGTTTTTTTCCATTTCATTAATTGTGTTTGCTAGATCACTCATTTGTTTTTCCTTATATCCCTTTCAATGTACGCACCCAAAGAATCCAGCGGCGAAAGGTTACATCTGTTCACATGAAAGCAACCACCGAATAAGCGACAAGACTCAGGGCTCGGTTCGAAGCTCATACCCCTTAGATTTAAAGTCCGAATCCTGACACATTCTTTCACATCTAAATCAAGTCTTTCAACTTCCGCCAGGAACTTAGGATCGCGTGCACTAAACAATACCTCGACCATTCGCGTTCCCTTCGGTCGGCGGCGTCCGCTTTTGGGATTAGTCGCGGCATAATAAACCCACCGCGCTCTTACCTCTGCAGAGTCAAAATGTGTCATCGCCCAAACGCTATAAATGATCGCCTGTTCGTCGATAACTAAATCGGCTTCCGACTTCGCCCACCTCAGATCGCTAGTAGTTTTATGGTCGATGATCATAGGTTCAGCTGTGTCAAATAAACCTGGCGGCTGGATTACATCAATGAACCCGCCCGTTTGCACATTTGGTCCCCAGTCCATAACGAATTCAAGCTCGGTTTCTAATTTTTCATGCGGAACAGGTAGCCATTGTAATCCAGATTTCGCCACAAGACCGGCGGCAGATCCATCCGGCACCTTGCTTTCACTCAGCCACATTTCTAATTGCTTGTGAACTGCTGTGCCAAACTCTTGGACCTTGCTCGACGGTGGACGTTTGTTTTCTACATATTCAAATGCAAAGGCACGTTTGCACCTTCGTAATTTTGAAACTTGCGATGCGGAAACTTTCATTTCAATCCAATCTTTCGTTTATCCAATCAAAAACTTTAAAACCATAAACAGATTTCATCGCGGTTTCGAAAATAAGATTCTCAATGTGTCTTTGTCGCAGCTCTTTTCATCTATGGCACTAATGTATTCTTTGCACACAGCTATTAACTCGTTAAAATCACTTAGATGATTATAAACAAGTCTGGGTCTTTGTCTTCGTGCGATTTCGTCGCCTATCGCTTCCAATTGATCTTTCAAATCTTCTATCGGAACATTTTTTAAAGTTGACACTAGTTCGCCCCTTTCACTTTTCGCTTGCCGCCATTTAAAGCCGAGTTAACTTCGGCCACGGCGTCGGCGAAACTACACTGCAAAAGTATTGGCGGATTTTGCGCCGGTCCGTTTACAGATAAACAGACTTCGGTCTTGTCATTTTCCGTGACAGGATGTTTGCAAAGCAGAACACAGCGATCCGGTGGCAGCGCGATTTCCATAAATTGCAAACCCTCTTTCCATTCAAACCTGGCAAGTCTCATTTTTATCCACCAAACCCTTCTTTATCGTATTCTATTTCGGTATCTTTTGTGTCATTGCGAATTGCTAAGGGACAATTATTTATTACGCAAAAATCGTAGTAGGCATTTCGCTCTTTTCCAATTTTGCCATCCAAAGGTAAATCACAACATAATCGACCTGTTCTGCGATTGCATATCCATTTCAATTTATCAAATTCTATTTTCATTCCGCCGCCGCTTCTTCCATCTCTTCTATCTCTTCCATCTCTTCCATCTCTTCCGCCGCCATCATGTCAGCATAGTCGTCCGGCTCGGGCTCAAATGTACCGGCGAGTTTGGCTTTGACACTCAGAATCCTATCTCGTCGAAGCCGCGCCTTATGAAGTCGAGTCAAATTTTCGAAATCAATTTCCTTCGCGCCACCACCTCGATTATCAAAGTCCGGGCCGATGGGTCTGTCACAATTACCTGGGTTACTTGGTACAATTGTCATTTTTTACATCCTTTCAAGTTTTATTACATCATATAATTCGGTTGCACATCTGTGACATATCTTTTTGCCAAACATCTGTAACCAATTCTTTGTTTCTATTTGACACAAAACACAATGACACTTTTGTTCTATTTCTTCGATGTGACTTTCCGCACCCGAATTGATTACTTCCGCACCTAACACCCCTATTATTTTTCGAGCACAGGATTCCGGCACGGCATCATTTGGATGTGTTTCATTACAATGCGGACACTTAAGTACTTCTACCGCCTCTACCACTTCCACGAAATGTCCGCTACAAAAAGGATCTGCAGTAGTGTACACATCTTTTAAAAACACTTCGCTATAATATATCGGTAGACCTTCGAACATAATAGACAATGTTCCTTTACCTTCATGAAACTGCGCGGCCGCTTGATTTAGTGCTCGACCCGCTTTCACATCACCAGTAACCTCTAATCTTATTTTAATTGGCTCTTTCATCTTCTAATCATCCTTTTGTCTTGCCTATATTCTGTACAAACAGAATCAGGAACCCATGTGACAAAGCCACAATTCATAACTTTAGGAATTTCACATGTGTCTTCGTGAACACAAGTGTAACAAGGTGTTTCGTCACCTTCCTTAATATACTCGTCACAAGTCGCAGGTGCACTCCAAGTAATGACACCTTTCTGCACTTGCCTATGCGTGACACATTTGTCCTTATGATGACATGAATCACAATCAGGTATCACTTCCGTATCGGATATTATTTCTATCATCTCTTTAAAAACTGCGCGGCATTCACCCGGTGCGGAATTGATTTCGGACAGTAGGTAATGATCATAAACCAAATTTCTTTCGGCCAGGTCTATCGATAATATGCCGTGATGGTCTTGCATCGCCAATTTAAAATTGCTATTGATTTCATCTGTGTCATCGCCAATTATTTCTATTCTGATTTCTTTCACTTTTGTTCCCCCTTAAAATTTTTTAAATACCAGTGAACCGTGTCATTTGGATCTAGATTTGCTTCGAAATCTTTGTTGTACTGCGTAACTGCGTCTTCCAATACTTGCCACCATGCGCCGTCAGGAAGTTCAGTACTATCAACGGTTTCAAGGTATGCCGAACACCCGGCGCGGTCGACATCCTTTATTAGTTCTTTACTTAATGTCATTTTAGTTACCCCTTACTATTAGCCGAAAGGTAATATTGTATCCCAAATCGCCGCTGCTATACTCGGCTTCGATCCTGGAAAAATCACCGTAGGCGGATACGAGTTCGCGCAGAACATTGTATCCACCCCACGTTATCATAAAAGGTTCTGCCCCTTCTGTTTGCAGTCGCTGCTTAATCAAATTCATTGTGTGCTCGTTCACATTTCTTAAAGTCATTTCGATTTCCGTAGGATGTTTCGGCTTGACACATTCGGGACAATAGAATCCATCGGTAAGTAGGCTTGAAACCATGACACTATGACACCTTTTACAAGTTTTTGTCATATCAGATCCTTCCATCGAAGATGACGATCATACTATCATGCATGTCACATTTGTTTGTAACCCGTTTGCCAAAAGTATTTATCCCCTCAAATTTTACTCGCCCGCGCAAAAATCTAATGGGCTCGGTAATGTTCGGCAGGATAACGTCGTGAAATAAAACCGTGCTAGTGCTAACCGGCAGAAGCAGAACACAAAGTCGTCCTTCACCTTTTGCAAACCATGCCGCACGCCTGACGAAAGCCTCTTTCAACTTTCGAGTATAAGGCGGATTGATAAAATTTCTTTTGCCCCAGTCACAAGTGAGCCCATCGAAATCAGGATTAAATGGGCACGGATCGAAATCAAAAACAAATTCATTATTTAATTCATTAAGCAATGTTAAAGGAGTTTCCCAGTTGTCATTATTTTTTAGATTTCGATTTTTCACTTTCAAATCCCCTTCTTTTCTTCGGCATAAAAGTAACCCATATCGGCAAGCTGTTCTGCGGAAATAAAAACACTACCACAGATAATTTCTTTGGTATTTAATGTGACGGCGATGCCGTCCGCTTCGGCTTTCCTATTAGTGCAGCCCGTTCCCTTGGTGCTCGACATGGTGCCGTACTCACCTTTTTTAATGCTTTTAATTTTCATTTCGCGTCCAGCAAATCTTCATCTAAATAAACAGAGGTGACTTTTGCTTTGTATTCTGCCGACCGGTGTAAAATAGAAACCGCTCGACTAGATCCATTCAAACCCTTACTAGATAATGCTATCGATGTATTATCTAAATCTTCAAGCAAAACATTTTTCACTAAAAATTTCACCGTGATAATTGCATCTGCTATTTGTTCTACCTCTTGTGTTTTTGGCATTTTCTTTCCCTTCGGTTTTTTCACACAATAATTCTTTGTAACTAATACCGGCTTGGTGTATATCATTTCAGGCGAATATTTAAGTTCAATAAGATCTCCAAGTTGATTAATAATGAACAGCGAAAAACAGTGCGGACATTCCGCGCCGTCCTTATGATGCCTTAAAATTTTTCCTGGGTGCTGAAAACATTCGGTCCCTATTAATTCGTAGGTTTCCATCTTCATTAATTTGGCGGCAAAATACGTGACACATCCAGTATTTTCAAACCACTCAAATGGGTATTCTGCAGCATCGACACTATTGTATCTAATGCAGCGCCAATACCTTAAGCCTATACGCCTTAAAAATTCACAGTCAGCACACTTACCCATCTTGTGCTTCCAATCTCGTCGCAAGTTTCACAATTGTGTCTCTTAGATCTACGGTGTCCTGTCCATGTTGAATTCGCTGCCCTTCCATTTCGGCTTTTAGTTCTCGAACATCTTCATAACTATTATATTCCTGCCGGTCTTCATAGAGTTTCTGCAGCTTTTGAAATGCAAAATTAAAAGATGTGTTCCGCTTTTCTGCGGCGACCAATTCGTCATGCAGTTCGGAAATCGCTTTATTCTTCTGTGCAATTTCTAAAGTAAGCGCTTTGGCTAGTCTTTCGTGGTCTTTCAATTTAATATTTAGCTGACTTACCTGTTGTTTTAAAGTTGTCATTTTTGTACCCTTTCAATATCTTCCTTTATTTCCGCCAAGGACTCCGCGATCCCTTCGGACAACTCAAAAAGAGTTTTCAGAACGTACAGCTGCATTTCACCGGCGATAGTGCCATGATAAAGACCAGGCACTTCGTTTTCCAGTGCCGAAATATCCGCCGCCAAATCCATCTGAATTTTTTCAAACTTTTTCAAAGGACTTTTTACGGCATCGATAAGTTCTGTTTCCTTTATCATTTTAGTTCCCCTATTCGAAAATTTTTGTTAAATGCTCTTTTGCAAAATTTTCGGTTTCAAACTTCCGCGCTAATATAAGCCAGCACCACCCGTTAAAAATGAACCCGGTATAAACGTCCGGCGCTTCTTTAATAACAAGGGCTTTGGGCGAACAGTTTACAAGCAGTAACCAAACATATGGTTCAATGCAGGTCCACTCGATTTTTTCTTTTTCCGATGTTGACATGGCTGAAAATTCCTTTCATTTACTTTTGTTCACTTTCCTTTTCAATTTTTTCATTTAAAAGGCTAATGTTTAGCAAAAAAACTCTACGGTTACATTCTGAACACATAGCAACAGTGCTTGAAATTATCCAACTTTGACAACCACATTTACATGTTAAAACTTCTGACATTTTAATTCCCTTCTTTTTTCTTTCCCTTTTCCTTTTTAAAAATATCCGCTCGTTTACCTTCGAAATCTATTACATCTTTATCCTTCGGTATTTCATTTCGCACGCTCGCCAAAAGAGTTTCTTTGTCACAAAAGTTATATTGATTTGCCCACACAATTAAATGGTTCACATCGATGACCCTATATCTTATCCGGCGACCCTTAAATCTCAACTGCTTCCGATCTTTTCCGGAAATCGCTCGCAAACCTGCACCGATCTTCGCGGTCTCGCACTCCTGTTTGGTCTTCAAATATAATTCCCATCCGTCCGAAAGTGCCTGGTCGTTCACAAGCAACTCGCCACCTATACGTCTTATCAATCCCGTTCCCCTACTATCGAAAAGATTTGGATTCTGCAAATACTTCACAAGCCATTCACAAACCAACGAATTCCATTTAGTATTGGTCATTAGTAACCGAACCATTTGTGACAAATCACCTTCGACCCAAAACCTTTTACCGGGCTCG